CCTGCCTCAAAAGCGGTCTGTGCGATAAACTCGTTATCGTCTGTTTTCCATTTCAACGCTTCTTGGCGTATTTTTTCGTTTCGTGTCATAGCTATTTCATAGTGTTTCGTTTTCTTTACCCCCGTCATGCCGATAGGACAGCAACTGAATGATTACTGAATATCCGAGAGGTCAATGTTCTCCAGCTTGGCTCTGCGCTCCAGTACACGGAGATACAGTTCCATGCTGGTCACCTGCTCGTCATAGAGGTCACGAGGGCAAGTAGGAACGAAGTTGAGCTTCTTGTCATCCCATGCGTCGAGCATCTTTTTCAGACCGTCAAAGCGATTTTTGAGTTGGATGTACTCAGCTTTGAAACGCTCCTTGTAGTCCGGCGAAATCATCATATCGCGGGTACTGGCGAGGACTCGGTTCTTGGCGGAAGCCTCGGTCTGCAAGGCATAGCCTAAGAGAAACCAAACCTTATCCTCAATCTTCTCCAGACAAATCTGCTTACCAATCTCTTCCGAGTAATTGGCAGGGTCAACACATGTGGTTGATTCTCTGAGAGTGAAGCCATTCTTCATTCTCACTGTGACGTAAGTACATGGTTTGCCAAACTCATCAAGAGTTCTGACGATGACATCCTGCATGTTCTCTTTTACCTCTTCGGGTGTTACTGTAATGTTTGTTTCCATAATTGTGAATTTAAAATTTGATTATCATTCATTCCGTATCTTTATTTTAAGACGGTGTTTGCCGCTTTCAGATTGGACCACAGACGACTGTATTGTCTATGGAATACCTCTTTCTCTTTTTCATTTGCAAGGCGATAAGACGCTGTAGACAATGTTATTAAACCGAAGCGCATTTCTTCATCGAATATGAGAAAATTGGCCGCGAAAGTTTCGTCGTTGATGTAACTTTTGAACACAGCGTAGCAACCCCAGTACTTATCCGTAGTAAGTATGTCGCCTTCCTTCCATGACAACGACGGCGGAAGCTCAATCTCCTTGTAATTGTCCATGATTATAGCTCCAACTTCGGAGTTGATTAACGCAACGCCAATCTCATTGTAGTGATTAATGAAATATAAATAGCCGTCGCTATCTGCGAGTTCGGACTTTGGGGCATTGGCTCCCAGTTCCGCAAGAATGTCTATGACTTCTTGCTCACGGCCTTCGCGGCCCTTAATGAATACCTTTTTCTTTTCTTCCATATTCCTTTAATCTTTTAATGGTTTCTCCGCATTGTTCAAGTCCTCCTCAAATTCATCGACTTCTCGTAAACTCTTCTTCATCTCGCCCTGAGTGCGGAAGACATCGGAATAGCCATTAATAGCACGGCGCATAACATCCGCCAACGCCTCTTTACCGAGCCACGCATCCTGAAGTTGAACAACGCTGATCTTGATATTCTTGTTTCCCCAATTAGGGTCGAGTGCTTCTTGTCCGAGCATGAGTGCCTCATGATCGAGGCTGTCCATTGCGCTCATCCACATCTGTCCGATATGGCGGATGGAGAATGCACCGAAGATGTTCCGAAGCACAGAGGACTTCAACAATGGGAACCGCTGGTGTGCTTGGTCCATAGACGCTTCAAAACCAATAGCAGCAATACCAAAACCGTTCAATGCCGTGAGCGCCCAGGCCTTCACATCAGCATCTTTAATTCCTTTTTGCTCCAAATAGATACGCCATTTATTCTGAAGGCACGTGGCGAAATCTCTGTGCTGTGTGTAACTATAGCCACCCATTACCTCCCACATTTGAAAGTATTCACGGTCGGTAATATCGCCGTAACGCTTGCGAGTCTCGGGAGCCATGTCAGCGAGGTGGAAGAATCCGTACTCTTCGCTATAGAGTAGTCTGCGCTCGTATTCCTCGAAGGCGAAGAATGCACGCTTGAATTCATACCAGATACTGTAGCCACCCTTGATACGCTTCTTGGCTCCAGGATAGCGGCGGATTACATCCATGGCTTCCAATGCCAGCTGGTGCGCCGCGTTGTTACTTATCCCGCAGATGAGTTTAACAAGGCCGGCCGCCTCGCCAACATTCTGCGCCATTAGCTGTAGGTCTTCTGTTTTATTCTCGTTGTTCATGTTCTTATCTCTTTTTATCGTCCCCATTCTTTAAGCAAGTCATGTTCTCTGCCACCTCTTCGGGTGTTACTGTAATCTTTGTTTCCATAATTTACTATTTTACTTGGTTATCTATTTTCTCTTTATCATACCCAGTCGATATGATTTTCCGTGATGAAGAAATGACTTTTGCAAGAAGACTCGAAACAGCCAATGGATGGTCTGAAAGTGACCTTTCCCTTATCTTCGATGAAAGTCCACTGATTCCGAAGTCCCTTGATGAAACTGATGTGATTCACCTCTCCGCATCCGCAAGGACAGAGGAAACAAGCGACCTCATGCTCACGACTGATATAGATTTTTCCAAACTCCATATCTTTCTTGTATGGCAATTCCTCTGTAAATACAGGCGTAAATTCTTGTAGTCTATTCATTCTCGTTCAGTTTTATAAAGTCCTCGACATCCATATAGTCGATACCGAAGTTCTCGGCAGTCTTCTTGTCCGAGTCACTAAATTGTCCGGGCTTACCAGAAGCATCTCCAATCATCAAAGCCTTCTCCTTGTCAAATTCCGACCCAAGAATTATCGTGCAACCTCGTGCCGCTTTCACAAGCATACCCGTATTAGGCTTTCTGTTCTCATCGCTTGGATCGAGCGAATCACAGTAATAAGACATAACCAAAATGGGTGTTATGTTTTCTATGAAAGTCTCAATTGCTTTAAGTTTTGCAACGAAATCAAACGTTGAAATATACTGAGGGATGCCACCTTGATTGGTAACAATGGCAATAAACTCTAAACCGTTTTCTTGATGCAGCTCCTTTATCTTGTCGAGCACATCTTTACGGATTCTGAAATCCGTAGCGTCCTCGGCAAATGTTTTCCCACTTGCCGTTTTAATCAGCGTACCATCAAGGTCGCAGAAAAGATATTTATACTTTTTCATAGCTGTAATGTATTACTTTACTGTTGCAAATTCTCCATTCTCTTAGTCCAGGGATTCCAGAACTTTCCTATCGCCAGTAAGCGGTTTACGAACTCAGCGGTTTCTCCTTCCGTTGCCGGACGAAAATCTCCGAAATCACAAAGTCCACCGTTAAAAACTTTATCATCAGTTGTCAATCCGGCGTATACCATAAAGAATGGCAATGTACTATCAGTGGCTTTAAAGATTGCGTAATCAATACCGAAAGTTTGAAGAATGTTTCTTCTAATCAAAAGTGTACCATCCTCCCAAAAATGATCTTCTGCAGGCAGACTAATGGGGTTATAACAATCCATGATGACCTTAGCAAGCTCGAGATTTTCAGACATAGCACATATTTCATCATCGTGATCCATAAAGAGTATATACTTTGGATCATCTGAACAACCTGAAGCAATATCTGTTGGTTTCCCACCAAATTTTGCAAGCAAGTCCATTACTTCCTTGCCGCGTCCTGGTACACCACGTAACCAAACTCTTTCCATAAGCGTAATGTTATCTGCGTTTATTCTTCTTCGACATTCTCTTCTTCTCTCTCATCAGCTGTCTACGCTCTCTGCGATTCAAGCAATCACGGACGGTCAGCTCATTGCCCTCCCCATCCGTCTTGAAGGGTTCGTCGTAAAAATCAGGTTGTTTCTTCTCCATATTATTTTCGTTAAAAAATTGTTTCTTGAATTCTTCAAACTCTTGGCTATGATAGTAGTCTTGCAACGCTTGACTATCTGCTGGATGTCTTTGTGGCATGGCTATTATTATCTTTTAAGTTCACACGCCGTGCAAGGACGAACGTAGTAGTCGGGGTACTTGCCGTTCCGGTAGCCGACGTAGCCCGAACCGAAGGCGACGCCCCAACTGCTCCACGCACCGCCCTCGCTTGATGACCAGTATATTTCCTCTTTCATTGGAGTTCCACCTACCATTTCAAGAGCCTTGTTCAGCTCTTTGCGAAAGAGAAACATGGCTGCGAGCTGCCCGGCAGTAGGAATGTACAAGTCAGCATCCAACTCGAATGCAATACCAGCCTTTCGAAGATGCTCTGTACAAGACTTCATGTCGAAATCATTAATAGCCTCGATTTCGCACTTGTAGAATGAGGAGGTATCTTCTGGGTGCGAATCATCAGAAAACAGAGGTAATTCATCACCCTTCAAATCTTCCTTAGCAACAATCCATTCGTGGCCATGATAGCTAACCATGACATTGAACTTCTCTGGATTTTGCACTACACCAACAGCTCCGAAAGGAATTGGTGGAAGTCCCTTCGTAACAATATACACTCCGCCCTCTTTGACGGCCTTAGTGCGCCCATCACCTTCATCTGCTCGTGGAGCACAAGTAACGATCGGGCTCCTGTCTCCAATAATGAATGACACATTTGCCTTCGCTTCGTCAAGGTCGCTTGCGTAGTTAATAGCTAACCGCAATAATTTTAATTTCTGTTCGTCTTTCATAATTCACTGTTTCTTGCATTTAACGATTTTCATTATCGCTCTCGGTTTGTCGCAGAACTCTCGATTAACCCAAATAGCGTTATCTTCGTACAGATAGGTATCAATAGGAGCGAGCTTCAATATCTCGTTCTCGAAATCTACTGCTAACAGCATCATCTCGACATCAATTGTTGGGTGCCTTTGATGAAAGATTATAGGCTCGCAGCTCCTGAATTTATACCTTGCGAATTGTTCTTCTGTCATCAGTTTCTAACCATTCATCTTATCGTTTATTTGCTTTAGTATTTCTTCCCGTTCAGCTTCGGACGAAGCTCGTTGTACTGCATCTTTTGCTCAACGAACCACCATAAATCATAGTCTCTGCCTGTAATCTTCTTGAAGCAGTCGGACAAGATACTGATGAGACCACAGATGTACGATTCAAGTTCACCGTTTAGAATCGAGCTATGAAGAACACCAGCAAGACAAAAGAGGACGCCGGGCAGTTTCAAATTATCAAATGCTTCCGAAATATGAGATACAAGTTCTTCTTTTGGTGTAATAGACAGCTCGATTCCTTTCCGCCCTGAAAAGTCAAGCAATCGGATGACCACATCCGCAAGCTCGTCTTCCAGACTGTCCTTGACGTGCGCCTCGAAGCTCTCCTTGAAAGGATTTCCAAGCTCCATATCCTCCACAAATCTTACCACATTAGCGTGCAGTCCCTTCTGGTCCGCATTGATAGCCTCGCCCATCTCGCTCATCACGAGACCGAGCCAGAAGGCATCCGGTCTCTCCTCCTCGTGGAAGCCGTGTGCAACGGCTGTTTTATACGCACGATCTTTCAGTGCGTTCAGTTGCTTATTATCCATAATCTTTAATCAGAAGTTACAATATCCAAAATCAACAGTACAAGCGAAGTGTCAGCAAAAGTCAGCAAGAAAATCGGAAAAAGATCACCACTCGAAAAGGCCCAATAGTTAAAGTAGGCCAATAAAGCGAGCCACCCCAAAACGAGCTCAGTACGAGCCAGAAACCTAATCACCCGATGCAAACGGCTCTTGCTCTTTTTAATTTCATGAATTTCCATTGTCGCCACACTTAGTTACTTTAATATTTCTTTCGCTCCCGAATGGGCTTGTATGCTCGAAGGCGTCGTTGGTTATGTTGGACCTCTCTTCGGGGTTTTTCTCCAACCACATGCTATGTTCGATTACCTTCTGCATATCGAATAATACGTCTGCGGTATCGTCGTAACCGATGCCGTGGTTCTCGCCATATTCCACACCCCAACACAGTTCACGGAGCTTATGTATCGCTTCTTCGACCTCGAACCGCATAGCGTACCATTCGTCGCTACCAATCTTCCCGGCTTCCTTACCCTTGTGGAGCTTCTCAAACGCGTTCTCACAGCACTCCTGAAGCGAGAAGTCGAGCTGGCCGAGGATCAGTCGGTCTGTCACCCGGCAAGCGTAGGCAAGGAGCTTTAGCTGCCGCTCATTGAGCGTGATGATGAATTGTTTATCGTTTTTCTTTTCCATTGTCGCCACACTTAGTTACTTTAATGTTCCTTTCGCTCCCGATTTGGTTTGTATGCTCGAAAGCGTCGCTGGTTATGTCGCACCGCGCCTCTGGGTTTTCCTCCTACCACAAGGCATGTTCCATAACCTTTCGCATATCCAAGAGGATGTCAGCGGTATCGCTGAACCCTATGCCGTGGTTCTCCCAATATTCCACTCCCCAGCACACCTTGCGGAGTGTTTGTATAGATAGATCGACAAGAGACTCCATCATATTCCACGACTGGCCGCCAAACTTTCCAAGGCCATCATCCTTATGGATCTTCTCAAACGCATCCTCGCAGCACTCTTGGAGCGAGCAGTCGAGTTGACCGAGAATCAGTCTGCCTGTCATCCGGCAAGCGTAGGCAAGGACCTTTAGCTGCCGCTCATTGAGGGTGATGGTGAATTGTTTGTCGTTACTTTTTTCCATTGCTGTTTTCTAAGATTTTCTTTGCTTCATCAAAATTTTCGTACCACTCCTTAGCCGAATAACTGCCCTGCTTAAACCCGTAAAGGAAACGGAGCGTGTCGGTAACATCGGTTGGCAGCGTCTCACTGTAGACGTTCAGCACAAGGGGATAGTAGCCGTATTTGTCGGAAAGCGCGTGCATGACATCAAAGACAGAGTCAAAGCCGTAGTACACTTCCGACATATTCGTACCGACCCCGTCGTTGTTAACCACGTAGGCCACCTGGTACATCTTCATCGGCTTATCAACGCCTCGCATATACTTCGCCACGAGTGCAGGATTGCGCTTTTGGATAGTATGGAAGAGAGCCTCGACATAGGCATTCACCTTATCACCTTCGTATGGATTGCTGCTGCCACGTGGATAGCAGCACACTAAGTGGTTAGCGATGCGTTTGTCAGTGACTGGATTGATGCGGCATGAATATCGTCCCACCGAAACCTTTGAGTCGTGCCACGCCAGCAGGAAGCTGTCAACGTCGTCCAGCTTTCCGGCATACATCAGAGCTTTCAGAGCTCGTGTCTTGGCCGTCTTTGTGAAACGTCCGAATTCGGGGTCGATGACAATTTCTTCCAACCTTGTCCATTCAGGTTTCTTTTCCATAGTCTTTAGTATTCTGGAAACCGATTGATGTAGTCCACAGCCTCGCCAAAGGTGTGTATCTTCTCTGCGTCGGCATCGGGTATGCTGATACCAAACTCTTTCTCTGCATCCATCACCAGGAAGGCGATGTCGAGACTGTCAGCGTCGAGATCCTCGGTGAAGTTGGCATCACACGACACCTCACTGTCCTCTACGCCTAACCGGTCAATCACGATGCTTTTTAACCGTTGTTCTGTTGCTCTCATGGTTTTCTTATCTTTATTATCACTTATCTTTGTTCTCACGCTTCTTCTTCAGCTCTGCAACCAGCGAGTCTGCAAAACACACAGCCTCTCTTGCTGCCGCCGTTCCACTAATGCCTTCAACAACGTGACAGGATGCGTTCCAATGTGTACTTGATGACACGATTCCCTGCAAGGCAGCAACGGCCGCACAGTTACGTACCTGTTCCCAATTGGCGTCGGCTTCCATCTGAAGCCCTTCCTGATGCGTATTATTTTCCATTGTCTTTTGTTTTGATTGTTACACCCCGAACTCGAATTCTTCCAGGCTCGGGTACTTCTTCTTGCGTTTCTTCTTGGGTTTGTCATGCCCCCATTTACGTTGTGAGAGGAAGCAGGGACAACCCTCCCATGGGATACGGTCTAAATCCATGCCGCAATAAATGCTTTTCTGACAGTGACACTCGTTACGATAACCATAGACGCAGGAGTGGCATTTGGGTTGATAATCTGTTAATGTTACCATCTCTTCCAATTATTAAGGTTCCGCAGTCTTCACGAGCACCAGTTCCCTTTTCGACTTCACCTCGTATTTCCGACGCAGCTTCTTGGTCGTCTCATCGCTCACGAGGGCAGCGATCAGGAAACGGATGCCGTCTTGCCGAAAGTAGCAACAACCGGCGTCGCCACCATGATAGGCCACCGAGTACATGCCGAGGCACATCATCACGTCACGCAGCCACGTCAACTCGTTGCACGTAATTTTGTAGCCATCTATCCACACAGGATAGAAGAACGCCGGGGTGCTCTCGGCACTGATTACGCCCCTGCGGTCGCATATCGGACACGGCTCTTGCTCGGTCAGAGTCTTGTCTTGCATCTTGCAGCGGTAGCGGTAAGTCACCCAGCCGTCGCCGTTACATTCGGGGCACGTCTCATACTTTGTTGTCGGCACCTGGCCTAAGACAGCGTTGATGGCATCAAGGGTGATTGTGATGGCGGGTTTCTCTAACTTTTCCATTTTATCGAATAGTTCCTCGATACCCGGCGTATTCGCTGCTGTAAACCATGTGACGGCAGGAAAGAACGATACTGGGATGTTGACGGCATGTTTGCCGTCGGTACCCGTTACGTGTTCACGCTGGATAAAGGGATCGGGATGTAACCATTCCCAATCGTCCTCGTTCTTCTCCTTGCTGACAGACATCTGCAATGCCCGATGCAGTTGATAGTCTGTAAATGTTCTTGTAGCTTTTGTTGTTTCCATAATTTTATTGATGATGGTTATGAATGACTGTCAAGTGGCTATTTCCATTTTGGAAACACCTCACTTCATCAGTTTTAAGAGTGGTAGTCCGTCCTCATAGAATTTCCGGATGCTCTCTTTCCATTTCACGGTGAAGCCGTACCTTTGAGACAGCTCCGTCACCTTCTTGCAGAACCGCTCACACTGCTCGTGGTCATAGCGGTCCTTCTTGTAGGGCGACATCAGTCCGATGCGGTATTCCGCCGTGACGTCCAGTGTGTCGAGGATCATCTTCAGACTGCTTTCGAAGTCTATCACTGGCTCCAAGCTCACAAAGGTACGGATGTCACAATGGAGCAGATGGTTGAGCAGGATAATGCGCTCTCTGTTCGTCGGAGCCCCCGGTTCCAACTCGTCGTGCCCGGTGAGCGTCACCCCGATGGTGACGTAATCCCTCCATGCCACGAGCTGCCTAAGATAGTCGCCCTCCATGGTGTTTCCCACTTTCGTCCACCAGGTCGCCTTTGTGAGGATCTGTACGGGTACCTGTTCTATCCGGCACTCCTGCACGCACCGCATCGTCAGGGCTATCTCCTCCCGTTGCATGGGGTCGGTCGAGAAGGAGAAGAAGAGTCCCGTGCCCGCTTCGAGGATCTCATCCCGGTGTTGCAGCAGCTCCCGACGAAAGGTCAGAAAGGCTTCTTCCTCGTCATTCCCAACCATCGTCTTCAGTACGGGTTTATCCACACCGAGGACGTTTCTCCATGCTCCCCGACGGCAGTAGCAATAGTCGCACTGATGGCGGCATCCGTTATATAGATTGCACGCCCACGCCCCATATTCTCGTGCCGCGCCCGAAGGCTGATAGATACATTTATTACTCATCGTCTTCCAATCTTTAGATTTTCACTGCCCCCGATCTGGCGGTCGAGATTGATGTTCTTTCCGTCACGATAGCCCTCCATGAGCGCATTGCCGTTCAGCTCATCGTAGTTGACAGAGCCACGCCTCTCTTTGACATTCAACTTTTTCAGATAGTCGTCAATGGCCGTCTTGTGTGTCACCACGAGCGCACGCTCATCAGAGGTAGGCTGACGCGACTCGAAATTTTTTATCAATCCATAGTCAACGCCAATGTAGTAGGAATGGAAGAACTCATCCACTTCCTTCTCACCTATCTGCAAGCGAGCTACCGACAATGGCATATCGTGAATTGAGTAGTAATCCAGAAACTTCTCCTTGGCCAACCGTACAAACGCCTTGACGAGGTAGTCGTAGAGCTGGTGACAGACGGCGATATTGTCTTCTTGTCCTACAATAACCACCTGCTTGGTTCGTGGCGATATGAGCGACTGACAATAGTTGTATCGGCAGATGATGCCGATCAGCTTCTGCTTCCACAGTCCGAAGTGACTCATATAGGATATGCCCTCCGATTGCTCTATCTTCGGACCTTTCCGCTCGCCGTCCTCGCCCATGACATCCGCCATCGACAGATTGTACTCTGTCAGCAGCCGGTGCACGCCATTGGCGGCAGCATAGGCTTCGCCCTCACTGCCAATCTTCTCAGCTCCCTCTTTTAGGGCCAGGAGCTTCTTGATCTTCGCCAATATGCGCTTGCGCTCTTCGTCGGTCAACTTAGCCATTATTCAAACTCATCAATGGTTTTATTGCTTCCAGTCTCTGCTGCGCCATCGTTGGCTTTATGCTCAAAGACATCAAGGATCTTCGTCTCGACGATGCTTACGATAACATAATCTATCATCGTGTGGCCCATAACCTCGTTGATAGTCTTTTGTGCACTCTCGGTGGAGCTGCCCTGCACGAGGTAGTAGATGGTCTGGTGCTTTTCCTTCTCCGTCTTCTCGTCGATGGTGATAAACTGGAGCTTGGCCTTGTACCACTTGTCGTCCTTGCTGTTTTCCGAGAAGAAGATCTCGTGATAGCTCGTTGGCGTGATATTCTTGACAGAGAACTCGCCCGACGTATAGTCTTTTGCCACGGCAGTAATCTTCGCCTCGGCCTCGGTGAAGCTCATTGCTTCGACGACGTAAAGTTCCGTCACTTTCTTCTGGGTTCCGTCTTCCTGTACTTTGTCAAGGCGGACCTTGGTTTCAAACCACAAACTTGTCTTTGATTTCATTGCTTTTAGTTTTTATGATTATACTACTTTTCCCTATTTGGCATCCAAAGGGTTCTCGTTGAAGATGCTCATGATGTAATAGATGATATTGTTCGTCACGTTGGCGATCAGATCACTGATGCTTCCATTGTTCCGAAGCAACACGTCGATGTCGTCCGGTTCCAGCTGCATCCGTCCCTCATCTCTGTGCGCCCGCTCTGGGTCTATGTCGCTGCACGTGCTTCGTTTGACGTACATCACCCGAAGTTCCAACTGGTCGCCATAGAACCGTTGCAGGTAGCGGTAGCCCTCCACGTCGATGACGTAGGTATTGATCTTCCCCGTCGCAAGGTCGCCGGGTAACGCCCAATACTCGTAGTCTCCATACTTGGTATAGGCCAGCACATCCTTGCCCGTCGGCACTTTGTCCTTCCCGACGAAATGGTGCTCCACGCCTTCCTGCTCTCCTTCCCGCATCGGACGAGTGGTGTAGCTCACCACCCGGTTGAAATGCAACGGGAAGGTTCTCGCCAATATCTCCTCGATGGTCGTCTTGCCACTCCCTGAATGGCCGATGATGCACAGCACTTTCTTCTTCATAGTTTTCCTTTCTCTTTTAGTACCTTCACGAGCTGATTATAGCAGTCCTCCTCTGGCCGACCCGTATATTCCGCGTCGAGAGCGGCCATCATCCGCATCACTCTGTTGGCCGTATGCCGCAGCACTTTCGGGTTGGGGATCGCCAGGAACCGCTCTTGCAGCAGTAGCCGTCGTTGTCTGTATTCATATTCTGTCATGGTCTATTTCAATTTCTAATTGGTCCGTATTTACCACCTCCAGTCCATCAATGGCAAGAAAGGTTCCGAAGGGGTAGGAACAGATAACACATACCTTTCATTTCATCATTTATCGTACACACGTTTGTGCTCTGAGATTTATCATAATCAGTACTATGTGCGGGTAGGGCAGTACGTGCAAAAACTGCACGAAGTCCATGCTCCGTATGCCCTAAATACTGATGTTTATTCCGCACAGGTTCATCTGCCATAGGATCGCATGTTGTATCTTTTCGGCGATGATCACCGCATCGGGGTGTGCAGGTCCGGTGAGCTGACGCAATCGCAGATCGAGGATCTCTTTCCACTCGAAGCCGTTGTAGGTATAGACGGCACGACTGGCGGTCTCCAAGGGCAGACAGGCTCGTGCGTCCTGTGGCTTCACACCCAACCGCAATGACAAGCGGTAAGCCCAATCAGCGACATGCCATGAGAGGCGGATGGGCAGCGTGCGCCACCATGAATGGCTCATCTTGTCTTTGTGCCATGCCAGTTGAAACCACGACCGGCAGATGGTGATACCACCGAACTTCTTTCCGAAGTTGACGTATCTCGTACTCTGCTCGGCGATGCTGTTGGGCGACTTGCGGTTCAGCTCCCTGGTGATGGCAATGCTCGTCGTCACGCAGAGTGTGTGGCGCACCAGCATCATGATAGCTTTCTGCTTGCTCTCCCGTGCCTTGGCCCGGAACACCGACGGGTCCACTTCATACTTCCCCAGCTCTCCCTCAAATATGGCGGTATGCTCGCGCACGAACTGCCCGTTGGTACTGATCCATGCGGAACGCTTGTTCAGCACGTAGCACCCGACATAGTCCTTGTTCTGTAGGAAGTGGATCACCCAGTCGGCTTTCAATAGTTTAATATCCGGGACAATATAGTAGCGGCTCTCGTGGCGGAACATCGACATGTGCTTGTTGGCTTCGAGCCGAGCCACCATCTGCTCGTTGTCGGTGGTCTTCTCTGAGGCGTAGCACACACGGGCGCATTTCGCCACATGTGCCGCACGGTCTTTCGACTGCTGCCAGTATTCTACGATTGGATTAATGTATCTCATTGTTTTCTTTTATTCTTAAATACGAATTATGTAAAATTCATTATCTATTGTTTTTTCTTTTTGTCCTTGGGTTGGTATTCGCTGGCCGTGTGGGTCTGACCGTAGCGTATCATCTTCTCACGGGTTTCTTTCCACCGTCCCGACTGCCAGTTGCGTCTTTTCGCTTCCTCGATGATATGGTCATAGAATGCTCTGTCCAACGGCGGCTCTTTCTTGGCGAGTTGCATAATTTTGCGCGCTGCCGCCCGTTGCTGAGGATTCATACTCTTTAGCATGGAGCTGCTCACCGAAGTGTTGTCGCCGTGGGTGATGATGCGTAGCAGTTGTCGGCGGCGGTTTGCCATACGCTTCATCCAGTTGCGCACACGTCTCACCTCTTTCTTACAGGCTCGCCAATAGGCTTTGCGGGCACCCTCCTCACTGTCGCCCCGATATGCCCAGACGATTCTTCCCGTCAGGCAGGAGCGTTTCAAGACGACGACTTTGCAGTCCTTTTTGTTGACCATATCTGTTTATCGTTTATTCGGTTTGTTTATCTTCTTTCTCGGTCTCTCCCACCGCTTCCGGGTCGTGATCGAGAGCGGCCTGCACATAGCTTTCGTTGCCCTCATGCCCCGGCTCGTAGGGGTTGGTGGGGATGGCTCCCGGTCGATTGTGGTAGAAGTAGTGGACGAAGACATGCGCACTCAACTCTCTCGGCACCCTTTCGCCCGTGCTCACCACCTGCCGATATTTGTTCTTGGTCATTTTCTCGATCGGCTTCCCCTCGGCATCGAGTTGTGTGAGCCATGCCCGCATCTGTCGTCCGCCGTGTCGTCGGTAAGAAGCCGTGTTCAGTACCACGTCCGGATCCATGACCACCCCCATGCGGTTCAGACAGGGTTTGAGGTATTTCATAATCCGCTTCTTCGCCTTCTCGATTGTCGCCGTCGTGACGGTATCGCTCTCCGAGTCTAACAGACTGATCGCCATCTCCTGCGGGGGTATCGGTTGCCCGTAGTGGGCATTGTCGGGCGTGTCCTCAAAGTAAGCGAGGAGCCAGTCGGTGAGTCCCGCGTCCTTTGTCATCGCATAGATCTCACGTCGCAATGATCGGCTCTCCGTCGGTGGGAGGATGGTGTCGGTCGGGTGTTGGAAGAAGAACTGCGCACAAGCGAGGAGCAGGTTGCGCAACTCGTTCAGCAGGTCGTCGGACAGTCCGTTCGCCACCTCCTGCACGCCATACTGCTCCATAAATTCATCCTTTGGCGAGAAGTCCAACCATCGTCCGTCGTCTGTGGCGGCATGGTAGTAGTCGCTCGTGAAGCAAGGATAGATACGTCCTTTCGTTGAACCGCTGGAGCGGTCGAAGGGCTTGTTGCTTGCGATGAAGAGCTTGGGAACGTCGTCGCCCCGGAGGGTCACGGGCTGCTTATATAATGTCTTGCACACGAGTGATACCGGGGCATTGTAGAGCTCCTCTGCCTTGAAGCCGTCGGGCAGCTCATCGACGCATACCAGACTGTGTACGCCAGCCACCACATCTCCGAGCATGATGCTCAACGTGATGTTGTTACCGTTGATACTCTTTCCCGCCACGTTTGCCGATGAGGGTCTTACGGAAGCCAACATGTCAATGACCGCACTCTTGCCGTTTCTCCCGCTTGCTTTCTGTTCGTCACTCACTGCATAGTCAGTGAAGTGAACGATCTGCTGACGGGCACGGCTCCGATGGCGCGTGATGGCATAGCCAATGGCATGTACCTTATTGATGAAGTGCATGTCCTGCATCTGCTTCTCCGTCTCCGTCAGTTTCTCTCCGAAACTCTCCTTCTCCCAGAAAATCCGTCCGAGGTTGTAGAGGAACCGGAAGTGAAGCGGCATCTCGTTGAGCGGCTTGTCCATGACGAGCTTATATTTCCAGAGTTGCTCCCATTGTGTCCACCGTCTGTTCTCGGCGGCACGCATGGCGGGGGTGCTGCACTCCTTACTGATCTCCTCATGCCGTTTCTTCTCCGCCTCGTATCTCGGATGGATGATGATGCGCCACGGCTGCTTGATATAGGAGTAGTCGCCAGGCAGGATACACTCCTCGTTGGTGACATAGGGAAGCTGGGCATATTGCACCGCCTTGATCTCGTCTTTCGTCACCCTCACGGCACAGTTGGCGAAGAAGAAATGGTCGAAGTCCTCTCCCCACGAGTGTTCGTTGATGGGTGTTGTCGACATCGTGTTCATCGTGCGAGGGTCGAGCCCCTTGCCGGTGAAGATGGTGTTCACGAGGTTGGCCTTATAAGGCGCGTCCTCGTCGGTGATATGTGCGTCTATCCAGTTGAGCATCGCCGTGCGGCAGACACTCTCCAGCTGACTGCCCGCTCTCGACGTGTCGAGGTAGCGGTAGGTATTGTTGTAGGAGAGCTGGTAGAACGCCCGTTGACCGTGCTCGTCCTGCACGCAACGGATTCCTTTCGCTCCGAGGAACTGAAGGAGGTTGGCCACGCTCAGCACATAGCGCACGTTGGTCTCCCGCGCTCCGTCCTTGTCTTTCTTCGTTGTCGGCTTGTCGATCCAGAACTGCATCGTCAGCGCATTCTTCAACAAGCGCATCAGTGCCTCCGAGGGGTTGTTCTTGCGAAGGTCGGGAGCGAAGTGTTTCTGTATCTGATGGAAGCGTGTCACGAAATCGGTTACATCCTTTAATCGTTTCACTTCCCCTTTCTTCTTAGCAGGGAGGGTGACGGCCGTCATCTCCTGCGGCAAGCGCACCCAGTGTACCTTGGGGTTTTCCAGGGCAATGGCAGCACTGCTTGTCACGCCCGTGGTGTCGAGGTCGTAGCAGACGTAGATATTCACGGCCACTGACGACATTCTCACTAAGAGTGCTTTCAGCCAGTCGTCCACCATCCCGTCCTTGATACCTGCCAACTCATTGTGAAGCCACAGCACATGAGCGTCTGTTGCCGCCCACATCTGCATGGCATCTCTCGGACCACTACAAAGCACCAGTCGTTTCATCTTTGCCTTGACGGGATTCTTGTCACTGTCACGCTCGGTGACGATGACCGGGTGACGACGGTCTTTCAGCGAGTCAGCGAACCACGGGCGTTCCGACTTCCCATCGTCGGTGTTCGTCTTGGCGGCTTGCCGGAGGGCTACTACCGCCACGTTATCACCATAGATCTTGGTAGCCAGTCCCTCGCTCCGACTCCAGTACCATTTGTGCGAGGGTCCACCTTTCGGCTCATATTTCTTAATGCCCCAATCGTATGTGAAGGCGAAGATGGGATAGCTCGGCCGTGACGGTATCTTCAACGACACCTTGCCACTGCCATTGGTGACAGTCACGGGAGCAGTGGTAAACGTTTCCACGGGATAGACGTCGAACGTCTTTTCGAGGATCTCGCCCCACTCCTTAGCGGTACGGCTTTCTCCCCTACCCCGCCAATAGTCTCTGTCGATGGAGCAGCGGTAGAGCGGTTGCTCTTTGTCTGTGTCCTTCGTGTCGGCCGCTTTCCGCTTCACGATCAGCGCATCGCCCTGCTGCTCCGTCGCTATCTTGGTGGCGAAGCCCAGCGCATTGAGATGTTGCGCCGTCCAGGGCGTAAGGTCAAACTCACAATCCTGCGGGTTGATGGCCTCGGTACGCTCGCTCGGCTCCGTGGGTTTCACGTCCGGGAGCTCAATGGCGTGGTCATCGACGAGCCGCTGGCATACCTCACGCATCTGCTCGGCAGTGAGTGAGGTGCAGTCGTACCCCAACAGGGCAGCCTGCAGTGCTATGGCTCCATAACCTTTCCGTCCACATCCGAAGCATCCCCATCCCGGTGCGTCCGCACCATCCTTCACACGCTGATCAACAGCAAACGAGGCATCATGGTCATCGTGGAACGGACAGAGATAGAGCACTCGGCCGTCACCCTTCGGCAACCGGACAGGCTCATAGCCGTTGGCGCGCATCACCTCTACGAGTGAGATGTTACGAAGTATGTCCAGACTCTCCTTTCTCACTTCTCGTCACCTTTCTCCAACAGAATATTCTTCAACGGATCTATCAACGCACGATAGACCGCCCGCTTCTCTTCGGGTACATCTTTCTCCTCCAGACAAGCAAGCATGAGGTAGCTCTCGGGGATGCCGAAAGCCTCACAGACGAGGTTGATGCTCTCCTTGGGCGGGAACGACTTACCCAGCTCCCACGAGCTCACCGCATTCACGCTCATTCCGATACGTGAAGCCAGATCGCCTTGTGTCATATTTCGCTTCTGACGAAGCATCTTGATTGCTTGTCCTATATTCATTCTTCTTGTTTTGGTACACCTTATTATATATGTGCTCCTTTTACATAAGCGTCGAGCTGCTTGTCCTTTTCCCGGAGGTGCTCACGGAGGGTCTCGACGAGACGGCGGCACGAGGAGAGGGAATCACGGAACTCGGCAAGATCATGCGTCAGCACTGTGTTCTGTTCGTCCAAATCCCTGGCCATAACCTGTGCGTTGCTCCACTGGTCCAAAGCCGTGGCATACATCTCTTTCAGTTTGCCCAACTCGGCAGTGGCCTTGTCAAGGCGCTGCTCCAGCTCCTTCTTCTCCTTATTATATAGGTCGCGGCCACAGAGGGCTGCCCAAAGGCGGAGGAAGTAGTGCTTTACCGCGGGTTTGATTTTATGTTTTTGGTTGCTCATTTCACATATTTGTTGTAACTTTGCCACAAAGGTATAACTTTTGTGCGAAATGACAAAGAGTTTTGGAGATATATTCACCAAAACTATATGTTAAAATTTTAGAGTATCAACCATAAAGAATATGCGATCATGGACAAATGGAGCTTTAACTTACCGCTATTCAGTCGGTTATCCGAGGTGTTAGACATCACGGGTACTGAGATAGCACGTCGCTGCGGACTACGCCAGCAGGTACTGAGTCGCTACACAACAAACGAAAATGTTGTAAGCATACAAGTTCTACTCAACCTCTGCAACTCCCTGCGGATGCCGTTATACCTTTTTGTGGCCGAGGACAACAATTTCATCATCCCCAACCGGGAAAGTGCTACCATCCCGCTCGACCAGTGGAAGCCCGTGTCGTGGAACTACGAGGCGGTAGAGAACACCTTTGGCGACGGCAACGGACGGATCAACTGGAAAGACGTGGCTGTGGTGATGAAAGCCAGTGCACAGAAGCCACACGAACGCTTTTCACTCAAACGGCGGTTCAAGGTAACGGACTTCTTCGCCACCTGCAACGCCTTCTCCCTCTCACCTTTCCTCTTTCTCAACGACCCCAACCGGGGCTGTGCCACAAAAACGGAAGAGCGCACCGCTCCCTCTTATGCTGAGCTTGCCCATCGGGTGGATCTCTTGGAGCACGACATTGCCGAACTGAAGGCGAAGTTCTCAGAGCTGCTGCGCAACCAAGAGACCTTCCTCCGCCGGATGCCCGTCAACATCCAAGACGTTCACAACTCTCACATCGGCATCAACGACCGCGTGGACATGGCGGCAGAGAAACAACCCGGAGAGAAATAACCAACCACCAAAAAAGACAAGGCAGACGATCAAAACGTCTGCCTTTTTTATACCCCCAAAAACAGCCCCCAAAAAATCACCGTACTGTTTTCGAGCAAACAGCATTGTGTTTGCTCGCAATCAGTACTTCTGATTCTAAAATTCAGCATTAGAGACTTCTCAAAGTCACTAAGGCTGATTTTTTGTATCTACCTTACGGAAATACTTTGCCCTTGACCTAAGTTCCTCAATGTATTAACTTTCGGCCAAAATTCAACAAACGCAAAGGTTATGGACATTTCACTCTTGAATATTCTTCGCACGGTGTCATGGGACTTCCGCCGCGATATGGCACAGAACTATGCCAACGGCCTGAAGAAGGCCATCGAGGTGCATCTTAATAATGATGTAGAGAAGGAGCAGGGTTACTTCCTCTCCAAGAAAGGCATCATCTCTAAAGACCCCAAGAAGTCAATCGCCGGCAACTTCCAGGACAAACTCTATGTCGGCAACATCCACAGCGTCGAGAACCATCTATATTGGAACGACGAGGAACTGGCCGACGACGATCAGGTCATCAACGTGGTAACTATTAACGGCCCTGTCACCCGTGACGGTGGTGCCTGTTCGTATGGCACCAAGGACTGGCGCGACCAGATTCTCTATGCCGATACGATCCCACAGGTCGTCGGCCACCTCTTCATCGTCAACAGTCCCGGTGGTGAGAGCGCATGCCGTAAGGATTACGACCTGATGATGGAGGACTGGCGTGCGCATAAGAAACCGGCCGTGATGTTTGTCGATGGCATGGCTTGTTCCTCTCTCATCAACCTCGGATGCCGTTGCGACCGTATGGTGGTACGGAACCCCAAGGACGACATCGGCTGCATTGGCTCGATGGCTGCGTTCTGGGCTACCCCCGATGGTGCAAAGGACGTGGACGGCTCCCGATACATCGAGATAGTAGGCGACAACGCTCCAGAAAAGAACGACTGGTATCGCAATGCCGCCGAGGGCGACTACGAGAAGTTACAGGCACTCATCAACAAGGACACCGACGAGTTCCACCAGACCGTCCGCGACAACCGTCCGTTGGTGGAGGACTGGATGTTGAGCGGCAACGTGTTCGAGGCTCAGGAAGTGATGCCGGCACTCGTCGATGAGATTGGCACGCTCGACCGCGCCATCGAGTGCATCTTTGAGTTGGCCGATGGTAGACTGACTCCTGCACGTGAGGCAAAGAAAGCCGAGCCTTCCAAGACTAACGACGAGCCGAAGGAAGAGCCCAAGGTGGAGCCAGACCCACAGAAAGAGCCGGAACCCGACCCCAACCCCGACGCACAGCCTGTTCCCGAAGGCCCGGAAGATGAGCCGGAGATTGGTAACACGGCCAACAAGAAAGAGCAGGACGAGATGTCTAAACTCAACGAGCAGCAGAAGGCTGCCATATCTACGAGGAAAGGCACAACAAAGATCGTAAACAACGGACACGTTAAGGAAGTCCACGAGACGATATTTGGCCCGGTAGAAAAAGAGATCGCTAAACCACAACACAATAACAATATGGAAGACAAAGAGAAGAAAGCCCAGCAGACCGCACAGACTGCCGAGGCACCCAAGACCGAACCTACCAAAGGCGAGGACGATCCTAAGAAGAAAGACCCCAACGAGGAGCCCGCTACAGAGCCCAACAAGGAGCCAAAGGGTGAGGATCCTAACGAGGAGCCCGCCACAGAGCCCAACGAGGAGCCTAAAGGCGAGGATCCCAACGAGGAGCCAGCCGAGGAACCCAAAGGTGAGGATCCCAACGAGGAACCAGCCACAGAGCCCAACGAGCCGGAGGACGACCCGAAGAAGAAAAAGGGTGAGGAACCCGACGAGAAATGCGGTGGCGGAGAGCCCAAGAAGGACGACAACGCCAACGACGCTCTGCGCAATGCCGAGAGTCTTGTAGCCGAACGCGACAAGACCATCAAGGCAAAGGACAGCAAGATTGCCGAGTTACAGAAGCAGCTCGAAGAGAAGTCGAAGGACAACTCGAAGAACCTTGTCGCCATCGCCGACCGTGACAAGAGCATCAAGGTACTGACGGAATCCGTTGCCGCACTGAAGAAGCAGGTCTCCGAGCTGCGTGGAGAGGTCAAGGAGCTCGCTGCCGAGCCCGCTCCCATGGCCAACGACGAAGCTGGCGTACCCAAGGACAATGGCACTGGTGCCGTGATGACAGGAGCCGTGAAGAGTATTGTCACCTCTGACATGAGTGCTGACGAGATCCGCGAGCGGCTGCGCAAGCAAGACAAGGAGATGGCCGAAAAGCGTCGCCGCCGATAAGTCTCAACGACGCCCTTGACTTCTGACAGCCAACGCATTAATTTTGCAGCAACAACACAAACACAAATTTTCGAACACAAACACATAAACAGTTAGATTATGGCATACGCAATTAGTCTTAGCCAAGTGCAGACTGTCACTGAGCAGTTGCACACCGATCTGGTCTCTCGTGCTTCCATGCTCAACGACCAGATGCTCCCAAACCTTAAGTTCACCATCACCACCGACGTAGAGAACCTCGACAAGCTCTTCCTCTTCAACGACAAGGGACTGCAGGCTCGCCAGTACCATCCGGGTGCCGTAAAGAAAGTCCAGCTGGGTAAGGTCATCGAGAACCCCGCAAAGGTGATCCTCGCTGTCACACACCCGCAGGACAACGTACAGAAGTACCGCGAGAAGGAGCCTTTCCACGTCAATCCCGACGGCACGACAAACGCTGAGCAGACGCAGTTCCTGCTCAACAAGATCGCTGAGAGCCACGCACGGGATGTACGTGCAAACGTCTTCTTCGGTAACAAGGCCAACGCCAAGCTGCCAGAGACAGCAGAGAACCAGGTGAAACTCGGCCTTTCACTCTACGATGGTATCTACACCAAGATTGCCAAGGCTATCACCGATGGCACCATCAGCGAGGCTATCGGCAACCTTGTCAAGACAGGCGATCTGATGTCATCAAGCGTCGATCCAGAGGAAGCCTATGAAGCGTTCAAGGCTATGTATCAGGCGCTCAACGACGACCTGCGTGCTGCCGAGGAGTTGATGGCATACGTCAGCTCTCCTCTCGCCGACAAGATCGTCGAGGGTTACATGGTCAAGCACCCGCAGCTGGCTCCCGATACACTGAAGGAGGGTTGGAAGTTCTCTCAGATGAAGAACGTTACGCTCGTCACGCACTCTGCTATGGGTAAGGGATCGGAGATTATCTTCGCTCTCCCAGGTATCTTGGAGTACATCTGTGACATCCGTCCGGAGGGTCAGGCCAACATCACCGTTGAGCGCAACAGCGACGATCACAACCTCTACGACTATCAGGTTCAGACCGCCCAGGATACGCGTGTCCGCGACTACTCTCCGCGCTCTATCTGTGTCAACGACCAGACCAACGTGCCTAACAACGTGCCTGCCGGCGACTACATCGCTGACGTGTTCACCGTTGATTCTTCCGACACGAAGGAGGGTACGGCCGAGATCACTTCCGGCAAGAAGGACCTCTACGAGGAGGGTGACGTCATCACCGTCAAGGCTACTCCTGCAAGCGGCTATAAGTTCGTAGGTTGGAACGACGGCGCAAAAGAGAACCCCTACAACTACAAGTTCGGTGGTGGCAACGTCAAGCTGCTGGCTCAGTTCGAGAAGGCTGAGACCGCTCCCGCAGGTGCTGGCGCTTCCGCAGGCGCAGGCACAGGTGCTGGCGCAGGCACAGGCACAGAATCGGGCTCTGAGGGCGGTAAACAGCCCGAGCCCTAACAAGTCATAGGAGGTGCTGCGGCGGCTGGCCGCTGAGTCAGTCGCCGCCCTCTTATCGGCCCATTCAAACAACAACACAAACACAAAATAACAATTACGACTATGACATCTTGTATTCCAAAATCCGTTATCTCCGGCGCAACTTGCACAGAGAATCCTGCAGGTCTCGGCAACTATCTGTTTGCCGTACCTCTCGAGAACATTGCGTCCATCACCGCCAACGCCGAGAAGAACCAGTACGACATCAAGGCTAAGGCAAAGGCCGGAGAGTCAGCTTCTGCTACGCCCGCCCTTCAAGGCTACCGTATCGACTATAAGAGTCAGACGGGTCAGTACTCTTCCGACGACAACGGCACGGGCAAAGGCTGGAGCGGCACCGCTACGGGCCGTGTGGAGCTCTCCGAGGACGATATGGTTTTCACCAGCCGTGTCCTGCACAACAGCGACAAGTTCCTCTACTTCTTCTTCACCGGCCAGACAAACGCCGACGGCCTGAAGGAGTTCATCGTCGTTGGTAATGAGAACGGCGAGGCAGAGTGGTCTGTGAAGTCAGACACCGGCACCAAGCGCACCGACGACCACGGTCAGACCTTCACCGTGAAGTGCGACTATCAGCTCTACTCCAAGACCAAGTGGTACGGCAACATCGACCAGGCCGATGCGACGGCTGCTTCCACTACCCCTTCCTCTTCTGAGTCTCACGGATAATCAAGCTCATCCGCGTATCAATCCTCAATAGGCACGAGGCCCAGGCACTGCATCAGCGGCCTGGGCCTCTTTCTTTTTAACCCATAAAACGATACGATATGTTTATAAAGACCGAAAACGAAATCGTCAGTCTGATGCCCACGGCACGCTGGAGCCGACCGCAACAGCTCTATGGCTATCTCGAAGAGGAAGAGCGGGTAGCCCTGGAACCCCTGTTGGGAGCTGCGCTCTACGCACATCTGTGCACGGAGTGCGAGCGACTGCGCGAAAGCTATACCGACATCACCTCGACGACCATCTCCCCCACTGGCAAGGCGCGAAAGAACCCCGCCGTGCCCTATGCGCACGTGACCGACCGTCTCAACGACATCTCCAACGGCAATCTCTCTGCCGACGCGTCAGAGCCATCGGCCGAGGACAGCGACGTCACGGCGGAAGACCTGCAGACCGTCAGACTGCTGCGTATCTGCCAACAGATTGAGTTCTACAAGATGTTGGCGCACAAGGCAGGACTGCTCACCGTCTCCTTCAACGAGGGTGGCGGCATGAACGTGGTGAGTGCTGACGGCTACGATCCTGCCGACGACAAGCGCATGGAACGTGTGGCAAAGGATGCCTACATGAGTGCGGGACGGGCTGTCGATACGCTTCTCCTCTTCCTCGAAGCCGATGCCAAAGGCGACCGCCTCTTCACGGAACTGTGGAAGGAAGCCGACGCGTTCTATCTCCATCGTGACCTGCTCTTTCAGACGGCAAGGGTGCTCAACGAGTATCTGAACATCAACGGCGACCGCATGACCTACGTATCATTGGTGCGTGACATCCGCTTTTGCCAGAACACCTACATCAAGCCACGGATCGGTGCCAAGTTGCTGAAGGCGATCGTCAACTATTCAAACGGACTGGAGTCCGATGCCACGACCACCTCAGACGGAGAGACCAAAAATCCGATTCCTACCAACGCTGCCGAGGAGTTGCTTTCCATGCTCCGCACGGCCCTGGCTTTCTATGTAGACAGCCGTCGCACCACGCTCACGCCTTCCAAAGAGAGATTGTTGCAACGGGACGCGATGTCGGACGCCCAGCAAGCGATGGCCATGGCGTGCCAGTATGTCGAGGACAACCTCTCCGCACTCGGCGATGCCGTCATCGACACCCCTATCTACAATCAGGTGAAGGAGCGGGAGGCGCAAAAAGAACGGGACGCAAAGAACGTGGAGGAAGCGAAGGAACGACAAGCACGGGAGGCCCGGGAACTGCGTCACAAGAAACTCTTCACGGCGTTCCCAGCGACCTACCACATACCAACCACTAACATCAAATAACACAACGACTATGATGACAATAGAACCATGTTGCGCACAGAAACAATTCCCGATGTTGCGCGACGCGATAGGAGACAACGGGAAAACGCTTTTTGAAGGCTACGGAGATATGTCGCTGACTGAACTGCTGCCAGCCATCCTCTCACGCTATGTCGAGATCGACATGATCATAGCGGCGCCGGCCGTTCCCGACCAGGCTGCCGACATCATCTACGAATGGATGAGACGGACGTGGGGACGCATGGACGGAAAAGGCCGCATGAACTGCCTGCACAAGCTGACGATCATTGCCGACTTAGGCGACAGTGCCTCTCCCAAGGCCTCCCAGTGGGTCAAGAACAATCCGTTCCCCGACCGACTGACGCTTGTGGACAAGGCACAGACCGACACCGTGCTGCTGCTCCCCGACCTTGCGGTGACGGGACCACTCAACTTCCGCTATGGGGAACACTTCGTCTGTGAGGCCACAGCTGTACAAGGAGAGGTAGATGCCCTTTGGAAACGTTACACGGAAGTGGCGAAGCCCACCAAGCGTACCGCACGCAAGCAGAAAGCCGAGCGTAAGACAGAGAGTGCCGACGAGCCAAAGGCAGAGAGTGCCACAGAGCCAGAGGCAGGGAGCCTGCCCGTGAGCATGGACGAGACCCAAGAAGAGTCGTCTGCGACGGTCATTCGGTCAGAACAGTCAGAGGAGGACTAAGCCATGGACTGCAAGGAGTTCGACCTCAATGGTCTGTTGTCGGTCACGGCCATCCCGGTGACTGACTACTCCCCGGGCACTCATGCCTGGCAGGTGTCTCCGACCATCCCGAGTACCGATTTCTCCCCTACCCTCACGAGCGCTATCGTCATCGGGGCATTTCCTGCCACGACGGGCGGAAAACTCATTCCGATCATGCGGGGCACGGGAAAGGTGAAGGACGATGAGAGCGACAGCGTGGCCGGGCGCAAGCACACGGTCACGGTGTCTTGTGAGGCCGACGACCGGGACAAGACGACGTGGGGCTATCTGACGACCCTGGAGCGCACGCCGTGCCATCTGTTGCTCACGTTCCGTGGGGGCGCGCGTGCGTTCGTGACAGCCACTCAGGATACCTACGCGTGTGAGGTGAACCGGGAGGATGCCAAGACAAGCGTGTCGTTCAAGGTGGATAACCTCATGGGACTACAGCTGATAACTGCTTAGTTTGGATTTTCAAGCAAAGGAAAAGAAAAGGGAGCCATCGGTGCTTGGGCCGATAGCTCCCTTTGTTGTTTGCAAGTGCAAACGATTCGTTTGGTTTCGGTCGCAAGCTCCCTTGTTACGGGGCGCTTCGCTTGAAATTTTACTTAAAATTCTTACTTAAAATTTTACTTAAAATTTGGCTGGCGCAAACCGCTAAAGGAGCTTTACCCGCTCGATGCGGTTAGTAATCGGATCACGACGAAACCACACAGAGAACAGATGCTCAGCACCAAAATTGATAAGCATACCATACTCCGTATGAGTAAGACGCATGTAGTTCCACAGTTGGCGAAGGTGTGCATCGGTCGTATGGCTGACGGATTTGAGCTCTACAATCACTCCGTCAATCACCAAGTCCATACGGTAAGTTTGATTCAAGCGAACATCGTCCCAAAATATGGGCAGCTCTTTCTGCCGCTCTACTACATGGCCGCCTTTCTTCAGCAAGTATTCCATTGCTGCCTCATAAGCGGATTCCAACAGACCGGAACGGAATTTTGCATGTACTTTCATTGCAACGCCCGTGATGACCCGCATCGGTTCCAACGGAGCGTTATGTTCTTCTATTACATTCATGGCGAATTAAATTTAAGAAAACGATAAGCAGTCGCTCCGCTCCCTACTGCATCCGGTTCCGCATGGAATTTTAAGTAAAATTTTAAGTAAGAATTTTAAGTAAAATTTCAAGCGAAGCGACCAACAATCGTCGCGTCAGCCAAATTTTAAGTAAAATTTTAAGTAGAAATTTTAAGTAAAATTTCAAGCGTAGCGCCCAAAAGGAAGGGGGCGAAGCGACCGATGAGATTAATACGCTACTGCGTCATATTCCAGCCAGTCTTCCTCCACCCGAAACTTAGAGGAAAAGGGCGTGTCCTTAAAGAAGCGGCCGGTGTAGATCGTGCGGTAGTTGTTGCGGATAGGCACGTCCGTGAATGTGCGGGTCTTCAACACGGCTCCGTCGGCGCCATAGGCAGAGACCGTGATGGAATAGCGTTTCTCCGTGTCACTGCTTAAGATATAGATACTAAACGACATGGTGCCGTCCGCCTCGTGCTTGAAACTCGTCCACGATATGGAGTAGGTGTCCGTCGGCGTGATGCCCGCATGTTGTGGGAAGCTCCACTGTGTCGGCGTTCCGTCCGCGGTGATAGAAATCTTCTTCACCTCAGAGGGTATCTCGTCTTCGATGACGACCCGGAACATACCCACCGCCCGAAGCATCTTACATTCAAGGGTCGTTGTTGTGGCGGGCGTGAAGGTAGTAGAATAATAGAGCGTCTGCGACTTCTTCGTGTCCGGGAACGATACCACCCCCGTGGAGAGTGTCGTGGGCGCACTCTCCTTGTGGCCGATGGCATAGAGGGTGTAGGTCTTGCTCTTGTCGAGTGTGAGCGACAACGAGCCGAAGCCATCGTCTGTGGCGGTCTGGTGACTTTCCGCTACCACCTCACGTTTCGTGAGGGCCGTGGTGGAGTCTCCCTCCATCAGCCACACGTCGAGGCGGTTCACCACGTCACTGACCGGCACCGTAGCACGGGTTGTCACTCTTGCCTTGGCTCCCATGGGGGTCATCGTGAAGGGCGAGAAAGAGAGCGTCACCCGCTGCTTCTCTACTGATGCTTCACTGGTCTCTGCCAGTTCGGTCTGATTGGTACAAGCGGCACAGACGAGTGCCACGGCTGCGAAAGAAAACAGATTTCTCATAGCTTTTGATTTTAGGTTGATGATAAAAAAATCCTCGCCCGATTTTCGGACGAGGCAGATAAAGCTCGTATTGATTGCTTATTCTTCGAAGGTCTCCCCGACGTATTTTCTACGGCGTGTGAATTCGATGCGGTTGCCACGATAACGAGGATAACCGTAGAGCACCTTTGGGTCGTATAGGCGGATCTTGGCGCATACCCGCTCGTATTCGATACGACCACGATTAATCAGGTCGCGGGTCTCCATAGCTGCCCCTTGATTCCAACCGAAGTTGGCAAAAGGACGGAAGCCGTGAATGTCGTCCATGCAGACGGTCACAACATAATTACCGTGCTGGTTTGAAACGGATGCTTGATACATAGCTATTTGTTTTTGATGGGTGTTATTGTTATTTCGAGTCCAAACTTGTTGGCTCGTTCGATGTAGGTTTGGCGTACCTTCTCGTTGGGGATATAGGCAGCCAGGTGCTGCTCCCTGCCGTCTGCCAAACGGTAGACGACGGAGCAAGCACCATAAGCGGGTTGGTTATTCATGCTGACATTCTTTAGCGGCCACTGCGAGATAGTGCAAGGCGTTCCAGTTCCGCCACACGCACTGCTTCATGATCTTTGCGGTGGCTTTCTTGGTCGCTTTCTTCATTACCCGATGGTCTTTGTCGTAGAGTTTGAACTGCACGGTATTGCCGTGGTCCATGCGCTGATAGCGCTTGCGAAGTTTGCGGTAAGACATAGTGATTGTGTTTAATGGGTTGTTGTTGGGCGGAATAAGACCGATCCATCAGTCTTATTCTTCATCTTCACGGTATGGGCGGCCTACTTCGTCCACGGCATAGTCGTCGCTGAACTCGATTTCCTCCTCTACATCATCGGTCATAGTTTCCCGCTCAACCGTGTTGCGGTAGGGCTTAGAATGTTAATCTTTGTAATAGTCGATGTTCCACAAAAGGTATTGCTCGCGACTGGGGTTACTGCCGTCCATGGATGAAAACTCGACGCATACGTCGTAGTCTTCGGAAAAGTGAAGACCTCCGAACTCCTCTGAGATTTCAGAGGTTGGAACGATACGGAAGGACTTGTCTTTGAGAGTTGAGAGGAACTCTGGGGTTTCGTCGTTGGAAGGTGGAGGGTCCAAGTAACACAACCCGCCACCACCATTTCCGAGGGAAGCCATTGGTATTGAACAACCCTCACGTAAGATGTTTTTGATGATTGTGATAGCTTGATCCTTTGTAATCTTCGTTGTCTTCATAATCGTATGTTTTGGTGGTTATTGGTTGTAATAGTGGCGGGGTTTCCCCCGCCCTGTTTGTTAGTCGTCCTGCGGCACTCCGCCGAACTCGTCGAGGATCTCGTCCACGTCGTGCCCGGCGTTGTCACGATACTCGAACAGCCAGTTGGACCACCCAACGGGCCCGATATAGATCGGGGTTCCTCCCTCATTCTTTACATGATGATACGGATCAAAGACCCGAATATCGTAAAGGACGAAATCCTCGTCCACGACTACCTCTGCACTGACGACCGAGCGAGAGAACTTTCCATTCAGGTAGTCGAGATTTCCACCGTTATCGCGGAAATCAATCATGACTCGACACTGCTGATCTTTATTCAGCTCATCGAAATAGAACTTTGAAAGTTTTGCCATAGTTGCTTTCTTTGTTAGTTGTTAGTTGTGTTGTTTTAGGCGGGGCTTCCCCACGCCCTGTTTGTTAGTCGTCCTGTGGCACTCCGTCGAACTCATCGAGGATTTCGTCCACGTCGTGTCCGGCGTTGTCACGATACTCGAGCAACCAGTTGGACCAGCCGTCTGCATAGACGTATAACTCTTTATCTACAAGCTGGAATGGGTCGAATACTCGGAAGTCATAGAGCGTGCCATCCTCGTCAATCACTACCTCCACATTGACTTCCTCACGAGAGAACTTTCCATTCAAGTAGTCTTCACTGCCACCGTTATCGAGGAAAGATTCCGTGACTCGACGCTGCTGCTCTTTAGGAAGCTCATCGAAATAGAACTTTGTAAGTTTTGCCATAGTTGTTCAGATTTTAGTTATTTAGTGTTAGTCTCTTTCCACTTCTCCCACTCTTTAACGGAATAGCCCTCGTCGGTTCTCATACCGAGGAAGGTGAATGAGAAGTCGTCCGACCAGGCATCGGGGATAGCGTGTACCACGGTGGGATTTCCATGGTAAAGCATGGGGTTGTTCTCCATCTCGCTTAGCGCCTTGTCGTAGGCGTCCGCCCCGCTCTCTGCGAGGACGGTTCCACAGAATGTGGTGTTGGCGAAATGGTCATTGCCGTGTCGAGCGAAGACGTAAAGCGTGATGTTCATCTCCACATGATACCAGCCACGGCGTACCTCATTGAGTGCCGCCTCTCTTTCTCGCTTGATCTCACGCTCCTTGCGTAGCGCCTCCTGTACCGCCTGGTGCTCGTTGTAGATACGCTCATGCTCTTGAAGCGTGTCGGCGAGTGGATAGGAGAAGCCGATCTCCCATGCACCACAGCCTGTGGTTCTTACGCCCACATAGGTGCAGGACTCTCCGTTAGGATACGTTCCGAGTCCGTTCGCAAACAATGCTCGGATCTTCTTCTCCGTTACCTCGTTGACCACGATGCAGTCACCGGGAGCGGTAGAATTTTTCCGTCCATAAGATTTCCAGGTGTTGATCGTTGCAATAGCTTCCTCTGGGGAATGAACGATTGCTTTGTAAGGCACATACTTGTACCCGTTCTTGGCGTACCCGCCATAAGTGATAAAAAATACGTTTGCCATATTTCTAACTGTTTAGCCCATCAGTCGGGGTTCTTAATGGTTGATTTGTTTAGGGCGGACCGCCCTCCCGTGCGCTTCTGTCTTAGCTATTGACGGACTTGACGACCGCGTACAGCAAGATCAGCGCGAAGATAAAACTCATTGGTTTAATTTTTGAAATGAATATTTTTGTTGTAGCTACGGCAAAGATAGGAAGAATTTCTGTAACTTCCAACCTTTGCCGTATGAAATTCGCAATTACTGGTTCTCTTTCTCCTGTATCATGTCGCCTATCATGTCGAAGTCGGCGAGGATAGACCGCACGAGGGTGAGATGTTTGAAGTCCTGGTCGTCGGGGGCAAAAGTCACGTCCTCACGTCCACCATCGTTCGGCATGAAGTCGGCAGAGAAGCCGACAAACTTATAGCCGTTGTCTACACCGTCCGAGTCGTCCTCCATGTCGGGGATGTCGAGCCAGAGGTTGAAGACCTTGCCGCGCTTGGTGATAGAGAAGCCGGTGCCTGTGCTCTCCGTGACCTCCACCGAGTGCTCCATGTTGATCGCGCATGAGTTCAACCACACCACAAACGTGCCGTTGTCCATCGTCCAACGGATGCCAGGCAGGTCACGACCCTTAGCCGCCCCGTTGTGGTAGAAGAAGTACAGACGGTCGAAGAGCTGACGCAGCAGCTCTTCCATGTTGTGCTCGTCATCGTAGGCCATCATCTTGCGGTCGTGATTGACAGCCCGTCCGGTGGCAGCCATCAACAGCTTGTAGGTGTCGCAATAGAGGTCGCTGTCCTTGATAACCTCCGGCAGCGTCTTGTCGCCCTGTATCTGCTTGCAGATGTCGTTGAGCAGGTTGCTTGCCTTCTTGCAGTTCTCGGTACTGATGCGGTTGATGTCAGCCGCGTAATTCTTGTCGTTGTTCATTGTTGTGTGTATTAAATGTGAAACTTATATAGTCGTATGTGATTTATTTCTTTAGCAGGAAGGCATAGCCTTTCCGTAATATATTCTTGTCGTTCTCGTCGAGGGAGCGGATAAAGTTTACGTCCATCCTCGTCTCGCCCATGTAGCCAAATCCACTAAGCAGGCATACACGGATTCCGTAAAGAGTAGAGGTCATGCCGTGCTTGAATGACCAATCGCTTAGGAATTTGTTTTTCAGTTTGTACGGCAGGTCGAGATATTCTTTTGCCGTTATGGTTTCTTTGCTCATATTGTGTAGCTTTTATTGATTTAATTTATGTATACCTCGACCGATAGTCGAGGTATACCTGGGGCATCGGTCGAGGTATACTTGGACCACTGCTCGAAGTTAACTTGGAGCATCGGTCGAGGTTAACCCCTTCCAAAAGTTGGTATACCTTCTCCCAGAAGATGGTATACATTCTCCGAAAAGATGGTATATCTTCTTCCCGGAGTTAGTATAGGAACTTTTTCACGCTGCTTCCTTCTGCTCTTTCTGCTTATCCTCTTTCAAGCTCTTCCCAATCTTCACGTCGAGGTCGGAGAGGTCGGTACGCAACTTCGTGAGTTCGGCGTCCTTGCCCCACGGTTGCTGAATGATCGTGTCGAGCTGCTTGATGCGTGACTCGTTCTCGTCATAGAGCTGCTGCCATCCGCTGATGACCTCCGGCAGACGGTTCAGGGCGAGCACCGGCATACGGCCCGTCAGTCCCTTGGCCACCCGATTGATGGTGCCGTGGCCGTTGTTGATGCCATAGACCAGTCGCTGCCCACTGACGTAGAAGTTGTTTTCAAACTCCACCTCACGGTCATAAGCATTGTCATACTGCTTCGTCTTCACACTGATGGGGAAGCCATAGACGTTGCCGATGGTCAGCATCGCTCCACCGGTGCGGGCAGACTTGTCTATCTTGATGAGCTGCTCACCGATAGCCTTGTCGAAGTCTTCCCCATCGTCGGCGGTCAGCACCCTGTCGGTGAGCTTTCCGTCCTTCCCTTTGGCGTATGGGGTGAAGCCGTCGAGGGTGATCATGCTGATAGCACGTCCGGCTTCGTCACGCTTGACAACGGCGTTGAACTTCTCGAGGTCGCTCTTGGCATCGGCGATATTCTTCTTGTTGCGCTCGTTGTCCTCACGCAGCCGCTCCTGCTTCTTCGTCTGAGCGGATTTGTCACGATAGAACGCCTTGCGCTCCGACTCTAAGGCAGCGACCCGCTTCTCCAACTTGGCACGCTCCAAGAGGTCGGTGTTGCCACTGAGCACGGCCATATACTCGGCGAAGTTCATGCCGCTCTTCTCGTCCATAGACCCCTCGTCGAGGGTACGGACACTGAGCTGACCACGTTTGAGCTGAGAGATAAACAACTGCTTGTTGTTCAGCAAGCCGAACTTGTAAGCGTCGAGCGAACGGCGCACAGCGTAGATGATGACATCCACGGTGTTGTCGGCATAGAGCTTCGCCACCTCGTTACCCTTACGGATAGCCCGGCCGTCACGCTGCTCCAGGTCGGACGGTCTCCACGGCGTGTCGAGGTGATGCACGGCCACCACTCGCTTCTGGGCGTTGACACCCGTGCCGAGCATCGAGGTAGAACCGAAGAGTACCCTCACCTTTCCGTCGTTGACGTCCTGCACCATCTTCGCCTTCGCCACATCGTTCTTACACTCCTGGATGAAACGGATCTCACTGCTGGGAATACCCATCGCTACGAGCTTCTGCTTGATGTCCTCATAGACGTTCCAACCTTTGTTCTTACCCTGATAGGTAGAGAGGTCGGAGAAGATGAGCTGCGTACCTTTCACGCTGTCGTACTTGTCGTAATACTGCTTCACGAGTTTGGCGCACATCGACGACTTGCTCCGTGGATGGTCGGGATAGCTCGGGTCTATCATCCGCATATCGAGACTCATCTTGCGGGCCAGATCTGTTGCATAGAGCATCTTGGCTTTCTGCTGGGCGTCGGTGACATAGTCCATGCCGATGAGTGAGAAGTTGCCGGTCTTGGCAAACTCCATCAAGGTCTGGGTATATTCCTGCTGGTCGGGGGTCGGCTCGATGTTCAGCAACCGGGCGTGTTTTTTCGGACGCTCGATACCCACATCCTCCGCCGTGCGGAAGTCGGTGATCTCGTTGTAGAACTGTGCCAGCTCCGGCACCTTGATGAAGTAGCGGAACCGCTCCTTCATGATGATCTGGTTGGTGATGGAGAACTCAAACTCGGTGCTCTTCTTCGTGAAGATAGCAGCCCACGCATCGAAACAGGTGATGCCCTGCTTCTTCATGGCCAGTGGCCGCAGATAGCGGAAGAGAGAATAGAGCTCCGTGAGGGAGTTGGTCACCGTCGTACCACTAAGGAAGGTAGCCCCGAGGTCTCTCTCCGTGCGCTTCTGTATCGTGCGGATCGCCATGAGAAGGTTGAAGGCACGCTTCGAACCCTCACTGTTGCCGAGCCCTGCCACACGGTTATGACGGGTAGTGAAACCGAGGTTCTTGAACATGTGGCTCTCGTCCACAAAGATATGGTCGATACCCATCATCTCGAAGTCGGACACGTCGTCCTTGGCTTCGTTGATCTCCGCCACGACATTCGCGAGCTTGGCTTCAAGGTTCTTCTTCCTTCGCTCCAGTCCTCGCAAGATGACCCGGCTGTTCTCCCAGCTATAATCCTTGGCGGCAGTCATGGCATCATCCAACTGCTTCAGCTCATTGAGGATAATCTTTCGCTGCACGTCCTTGCTCTGTGGCAGACGGCCGAACTGGTCGTGCGACATGATGATGCAGTCGTAGTCGTTATTCTTCATGCGGTTGAAGAAGTTGACGCGCTCACTCTCGTGGAAGTCCTTGTTCTGTGCGTAGAGAATCTTGGCGTTCGGATAGGCGGTCTGGTAGGTCTCGGCGATGGCACCGACATTCGCCTTCAGTCCGATAATCATCGGCTTGTGGACGATGCCCAACCGCTTCATCTCGTGGGCAGCGATACACATGATGAGCGTCTTGCCACTGCCTACCTCATGGTCGCAGATACCGCCCTGGTTCTGTACGAGCATCCAGATGCAGTCCTTCTGACTCTGGTAGAGGTCTTTCACGCCATACTTCTCCTCCAGTGCCTTTCGGTCGAGACCGGGGAAACGTTGGTGGCTGCCGTCATAGTGGGGCTTGACGAAGCAGTTGAACCGCTCATTGTATTCCTTGGCGAGCTGGTCTTTCAACTCTCTCGGCTGACGCATCAGCCAGTCAACCCAAGCGTTACGTATCTCCGCAATCTTACTGTTGGCGAGCTGTGTCTTCTCGGGGTCTTCCTCTTTGAGGTACTTGCCGTTTCCGTCGGTCTCTTTGCAGCCCAGGGAGTCGCGCTTGTATCTCCACATCTTCGGACAGGTGTCTTCCAGCGCATAGACGAAGAGGTCGATGCCGTTATAATGCGAGCACTCACTCTTCACGTAATACTGCGTGGTCACCTTCTCATTCCAGTAGTTTTCCGCACTGGCGACGAACTGGTCGAGGTTAGCGTCGTACTTCACTTCGAGGTCAACCCGATCACAGATACCATTTCCACCGGGGATGGAGAAAAGCTCGGAACCGAACTGCTCATAGAGCTTGGTGTCGATCCACCGCTCACCGAGGTTGAAGTCCAATTCCTCAAAGGGGATCGGGGTGGGCACCGCATCCTCCAAGGCTCTCAGTGAACGGACCACCCTCGGGTCAATGGTCTTGGTTAGTTCGTCCTTGCCGTCACGCTCGTCCTCGTTGATACCGAAAGCCTTGCGGATCGCCTTGGCTTTCTCCACGACATTGCCACTGATGAACTTAGCGGTAATCTCGTACTTGTTCGTGAGGGGATTGTAATAGACATCGCCGTCGAGTTTCGTCATCAGCTCCGTCTCGGTCAGTCCCGTGAGTGCCATCATGTACTCCACGTCGGGATAGCCACAGTCGTTCAAGCTCTGAGCCAGTGCTTCCTGCGGGGTATCGGCACTATGCAGCTCGCTGGTGTCGAACGCCACGGGCTTGTAGAAGATGTCGGCCTTCACCCACTGCTTGCCGTCCTTCACCTCCAGACTCAGCAGCTCCCTGGCGATGTCCGTCACCGCCCCTTTGTTGAAGGGGTTACTGTTGAAGGCTCCGTGCTTCTCCACGAACTTGTCATAGAGCTCGTTGAGTTGCTTGCGGTCTTCGGTGTCCTCGGTGAACGTCGTGGCCTCGGTAATGAAGAGTTGGTTATACACCTCGGCGATAGACTTAATCAGGTCGCCCGTCTCGTTGTCCGTATAGCGGTAGCGGTTCTTACTGTTTGTCTGCTGCTTCTCCTGCTTCTGCTGCTTGTTCTCGGCCTTCTTCTTAGCCCCTTTCTTGTACAACTCGAAGTCCACGTTGTCCGCCAAGTCCTTGCTCAGCACCATTCGCATCGCTTTGGCCATCGCTTGCTCTTCGCCCTCATACTTATAGATGAAGGTCGGCTTGCCGTAAGCGTCCGTTCCTTTCTCCGTATGGGTGGCGATGACGTGGTCCGGGTTCATAACGAAGTACATGTTTGTGTAACAGCCGTCCTCGGTATAGGGCGTGATCAGCATCGTCTCGTCCACGGTCAGTCCGCCTTTCTGCTCGTCTTTCTGCAACACCAGTAGGTCAGTACCCACCTCCGTGCCCGCCTCCTTGAAGAGGTTATTCGGCAACCGGTAGGCACCAATCAGACGGGCTTGCTCCAAGGCTTTCACGACCTGCGTGAAGTCATGGTTGAGATAGTTGCTCGTGATGATGTACGCCTCGATACCTCCGTCACGCAAACAGTCGAGACCTTTCAGCACGTAGTAGCGATGGATATACTTAGCTGCCTTTCTCAACTCCGTGTCCTTGCTAACCGTATAGTCGGGGTCATAGATAGCGAAGTCACCAAACGGCACATTGGTTGTCACGAGGTCGTAGGTGCCCAGCTCATCTTTCGAGATCGTCTCAAACCCGTTGATCCTCACATCCACGATGTCGCTGTCACGTTTCATACGGGCATTGAGTATCACACCCGTCAGCAGGTCTTTCTCGTAGGCCACAATCTTGCTGGGATCCTGATGACACCAGTTGAGGAGACCAACCACGAACGCACCACTGCCAGCAGCGGGGTCGAGGACGCGGTCGCCAATCAGCAACTTGCTGTCGAGGGCTTTCGCAATGCCGCTCACAAACTTCATAGGCGTATAGTATGCGGTGAGGGTGGACGACTTCAGTGAATCCACAAAGCTATCCACGCCACCGCCCATCGATGCAATCACCTGCTTCAAGCGCTCTATGTCGTCCCAATAGGGCAGCATACTCTTGGGCCACTGCTCCTTGGGGCGTCCGGCATAGAGCACGGCTCCGATGCCACCGAAGCCGGAATACATATCCAGTGCGCTGGCATTGCCACGTCCCGTCAAGGCGTACTTGATCGCCTCGACGTTATTCCTTAATCTCTGTAATATAGTCATCGTTATCTCGTTTTATTTCTTACTGTAATCGAACACTCGCTGAATCTTGCAGCTCTTTACGAGGTTGTCTCCATAGACGACGCGTGGCTCTCCATGATAGAGGTTGGTCTCGAACTCGTCGTGCATAAACTTGGAGCAGTCTTTCTCCGTGTCGAACACGTCTATCTGTGTCCATGTATCCATGGCTCCCTCCAACTCCATCACAATTGCATACTTTACTTTGAAATTTGCCATAGTCGTATATCGTATAAAAATTTGTCTTTCTGCTTAATCTGTTCTTTCTGTCCAGAAATATGTTCTTTCTGTCTTTCTGTCCAGAAATATGTCCTTTGTGTCTTTCTGTCTTAGAAAAACATGTGCTTCTGTCCTACGCGGCCTTGCGCTTCTTGGCTTTAGGCTTCTTCGCATAGCTCGTATTGTCGAAGATGTATTCCACGACATTACGCACCACCACCATGCGCTTACCATTCTGCATGTGGCAGAACCAGTCGCCCTTGCCTTCTTCCACCATCTTACCCACCATAAGGTTTATCATCGTCCAGTCCATATCGCTGACCTCCACGTAATCGTCATAGCCGGCCGTGGTGAATACGTCCGACACCTCTCCGAGCTGTTCCAGGATAGAGGCTTTAGCGAGTGTGCTCATAACTCGCACCGCGTCGAACAGCGAGATGCGTCCGAACCGCTCGTTCCACGGGGTAACAATGTTGCCATAGGCTGAGTTGTAAGTCTCGAACAGGCACGCTGTCTCGTTCACCTCATCCAGCATCGGGCCGTCCTCCCAAACGACTTGGTAGGCATAGCTTATCACCTTGCTTTTCGTTACGCGTATTGCCGCACCGGGAAACCGAGACTTTAGTATCTTGCGCAGGTTGCTGACGGCCACAGTCTCTTTCTCTTCGTCGGTGAGGGCGGCCGAGATAGCTATCAGCTTGTCGCTCCACGCCGCAATCAACGGCTGTTGCTCAGCAACTATCTTTGCCTTCAGCTTGGCCATCTCACGCTGACGCTCCTCCTCTTTCCGTCGCTCCTGGGTAGAGATGTCGCCGAGAAGGACACCGAACATAATAGCGCAGTTGACAGGGACGTAGTAGTCGCTGATAACATGGTCGCCCATCGGGTTGCCGAAGAAGCAATAGCGCTTCGATCGGAACATCACCACCTTGGCCACCCGCTTACCTTTCACACCCTTGTTAGGGTTAGCACTCTGCAATATCTCCCATCCGCCATAGACGTCGTTGAGATAGTTGCTTAGGACATTGCCCATGATCTCCTTGTCGTCCAGTTCAACGATGGTCTCTATCTTTACCACCGTCTCCGACTCGGCGGCGTATTTATAGAACACATGAATGAGGTCGTTGCCACTCATACTGTCCCAGTCGTAGGATCCGTCCGCCACTTGGTCTACCTTTCGGGCATAGACGTAAGCACCAGCCTTAAAGGTGTCGAATCTGACACCTTTGTTGCGGCGTGCCTCATTGAGAACGTCGTCCACTATATGGGCTTCCCGTTCTCGGCGCTCCCGTTCACGCTCCTCACGCTCAGCCTGTTCCCGACGCTGCCGTGCCCGCTGACTGCCCGAGTAGTCACCGTTGAGCTCGGCCTTGCGCTCCTCGTACTGTTGCTGCATCTCCTGAAACTCCCGGGTAGCATCCGCCTTGTCGGGGTTGCGGTCGGGGTGGAGCTGAAGCACCAGCTTTCGGTGCTTCTGCTCCAACGCTTCGAGGGTCATGCAGTCGTTGAAATAATCGTGTATCATACGTCTATAATTTTCGTATTCCAACTTCCTCCGCAAGCGCAATTGCTCACGAAGTCCTCATAGTGGTCGCACCATATCTTTCCGCCACGCTCCCCAAGGTTAAAGGGGCAGCTGGAGCAATCGTTGACATCAATACTATTGCCGCGATATTCTTCTTCAAACATGATTAATTTATTTCGTTACTCATCTTTCGGATAGAGGTTCTCGACCACATAGGCGGGGGTATAGTAGAAGTGTACCCGCCATGACTGGCACCACGAATCGCCATCGTAGTGCAGCTCCGCTTCGGTGTCCTCGCACCGTAGTCGGGAAGTTATTTCTTTCTCGACTTGCTCATGGTTCCAGATATGCGACTTGTCGAGACGTTCGATGTCGATGACCGAATGTCGGAGCGAGTATCTCACCAGCATCGGATGTTCGCAGATAAACCCGAGCGCCTTATACAAGTTGCCTTCCTGCCGCTCTACATACTGCCCGTCGTCGAAGAGGGCTTCGAGCATAGCGTCACTGTTAAGGTCCGATCCATTGTTGATAGGGCACGGCTCCTTGCGGTGGTTAAAGCGCTTCATTACCTCCTCGGTGTCCATGGCGGTCTTGTCGAAGATAGGCAGGGCGTTCTGACAAGGTACATACATCTCCGCCGTCTCTTTGCAGAGGAAGATGTCACTGTCTCCACACCCGGCTGCCTTGGCTGCCTTATAGAAGTCGGAGTAGTTGTACTTCTCGTGACCGTCGGCCACACAACCACGGTTGATGAAGTAGAGATCATTCATAATCTTGTTGATCGGTGCGTCTTCCTTATAGCCCGCATCGGTAAACTGCCCAAGCGGTACGAATGTGTAACCGCCATACTTAAAACTCTTGCTGTTGTCTGCTTTCAAACCTTTCATATTCATTGCGTTTTAGATGATTTCCAATATATCCTCCATGTCTGCTTCGTTAGCCCACCATCCTTCGGGCAGGTCATGCTCCTCGCCCCACTCTTCGAGCAGGTCGAAGATTTCCTCGTCATAGTCGGTCTGAACAAGCATGCGGTGTACCCAGTTATGGTTACGTTGTGCACGCACCACAGTCAACTTGTAATCGTCCATCTGCTCCCGTACATAGTCGAGGGCCTGTTGCAGGTTTGATTTGTTTTCTTTCGTCATAGTCATGCTATTTTTCGTTGCTTAGCAAGTTCCCTTGCGGCTTCGAGCACCGCCTGGGGGTCAATCGTTATCCGGACCTCCACAACCTTTGCGGATGGCTTAGCAGCTACTGGCTTCCGAGCGGGCACCCGCTCTTTCGGAATCTTCCACTCCGGCAGGATGGCATAGAAGCCATCAGCGTCTCGCCCGAACACGGCTTTCTTTAGCAAGGTGTTGAACCCTTGCTTGCGGCAGAACTGATAGCACATCCTGTAAACGTCGATGAGCGGATAAGTGCAACCGAACCCTTGCTTGGGGTCGGTGTCGCTCGTACCGACAAACAGTGTTACCTCGATCACCCGATACCCCACCACACAGGGGATAGCTTTTATCCGCTCGGCAAGTACGTTATACTCGTCGAAATGCATATAGAAATAGGCGTCCTTGATAAAAAACATTCTTCTTCCGCTTGCAGCCTTTTTTGTGGCCTCCATACCCTTCAGCACGTCTTGGAGGGTATAGCGGAAATCGCCCTCAGTGTAGCACGTCGTAGCGATTTCCCACACGGCTTTGCACTGCATCAGCATCGACATGGCGATGCGATAGTTGATTTCTTTCTGCTCCATAATCATGATTTCTTTTTGATGATTTCTTTTGATACCGTTCTCCAGTCCGTTCCCTCGCTCATACCGATACATTTATGCGTAAACGGATTATAGACAGGATAGACAGGTTTGGCCTCGCTCACTTGCTTGATTTCGTATAGCTCGTATGGGCTAACGCAGTCACTTGCATAGCGCATCACGTCCTCACGTGTGCTGTTCTCGTAATCGGTTACACGTGCCCCGTTAGGGCAATGCTCGACAAGTTGATAGATAATCTGCTCCATAGTCGTATATGTTGTTTTGTTACTCTGTCTTAGAATGAAAAAAGCCGACGCGTCTCACGACGGGTCGGCTTGGTCTAACTTTCAAAAATCTTACAACTACTTGAAGAATGTAAGTTTTGGGTTCTCCTTTCATGGGTGCAAAGGTACAAAAACCTTTGCACATTTTGCAGGGGTGACCGGGGATTTTTAGAACTTCATGAAGTGAAGATAGCCATCACGTGTATCTGCCTCCTTGCGGAAACGCTCCATGTAGCTGAGCAGTTCCTCGGCGGTCATGTCAAGTGCGTCAAGCTCACATTTGAGGTTGAACGACATCCCCTCGGGGGCTGCAATCTCTTCTTTCAGCTCCTCGATGGCTTCGTCATAGCTCTCCACGGGACACTCGAAATTGTCCGGATACATATCGTCGGATCCGTCAGTGGCGTTAGGGTCGGCACCCAAAATATCAAAGGCGTTATAGAGACTGCCCTGCCATCGGGGGCTGCAGGTGGTATGACCATACTCGATCTCATACTTTGAACAAACGTGTAAACTTTCCATTTTTCTGTGTGTTTAATTGTTTATGTCGTTTCGCTTATCGGGGGTCGCTCCGCTCCTTTTTTTGTTGGTCGCTTCGCTTGAAATTTTATTTAGAATTTATATTTATAATTGGATTTAAAATTATCCTGCACACCCTTTCATGCGGATAGGATAAACCTGCGGTACACGTACCGCGCCAGCCAATTATAAATAAAATTCTAAATAAAAATTATAAATACAATTTCAAGCGAAGCGCCCCAAAAATAAAGTCTTAGGCAGCAGATACGGTGAGCAGCCGTGGATGTTTCTGGTCCTCTGCAACCGCATCGTACTTGCGGAGAATATAGTTGACGGCTTTCTGCACGTCGTCGATGACGACGGGGATAAAGTCCTTGTTGGACTTCAACGCCCTGCGCCAGGAATCGACGTAGGCGATATGGTTCTCATCGAGCAACTTGCCGATGCCGAGCATAGAGCATACGCAGGCAGAGCTGAGTTCTGCCACAAACTCCTCCATCGCATAGTCCTCTGTACCAAAGGCACCATGCTGGTCACGGCCGAGCTCCTTACCCGTGGAGTGTGCCATCTCGTGTAGGGCGGTGGCATAGAACTGCTCATCACCTAAGAAGTGTTCACGCTTCGGCAGGTGAATCTCGTCCCGTGTCACATTGAAGCAACTCTGTGTGCCTCCGAAGTAGATAGGGCAGCGCCAGGCACCGCCGGCAATCATCGTCTCCAACGTCAAGTCGTGTACCCCCTCCTTGTAGTCGTGCTCGGGTGTCTGTTGGAACTCCGCATAGTCGTCGGGGTAGAGCTCCTTGAAGTTGGTCTGGTCGATGTTGTAGACCCCGTAGGTTTTCTGAACGAACCACGTCTTGCACTCCTTCTGCTCATCGTATGACATCTCGTCCCAGTCCTCGTCCGAGATTTTGTTCCCGTCTGCATCGTAGTGGAGCGGTCGGTAATAGATGACCGGGAACCGCCGCTCGTAATCCATAGCGGGCATCCCCCGCTTGTCGAGCGTTACCATCCCGTCCTCGTCAAGGATAGGCGTGGCGTTGGCACGGAGGCCATCATACTTTAGTTTGCCGTCCTCATTCTCCATCTGCGTTTTCGTGATGAAGAGCGGCGTGTTCCAGCCCTTCAAACTCACGAGCATAGCGAGGAAGAAGGCGTTACCCTTTCGGTAGGGTTTGCCCTGCCGATAGATATTACACGGCGCACCGAGCCGGGGATTGACCCACGGCATCTTGAAGTCGTGGGCTTCCAGACTGTCCAGCTCATCGAGAAAGAGCTGGGCGTACTTCTGCTTCATAGAGTCCGTCATGCGCAGACCCTTGTGACTTTTCTTTTCCTTTGCCATAATAGTTCCTCCAAAAATTTATGTGATTATTTTAAGCATCCGCCCAGTAAGTCCACGTTTTAATCTTACGGGTGCCATAGCGTTTCAGATAGGCGTTGAGACGTTTCTCAAACTTCTCACGCTCATGCTTCACACCTTCTAAGATCGCCTTGCGGTCGGTCTCCGTCATCTTCTCGTAGCCATCTTTGTATCTCCAAGGGTTTTCCTGAACGTCCCATTCCGCCCACAATCCCCACTCCCATATGTTCATCGGGGTCTCGTTGGAATAGCTCTCACGCACGAGATAGAGTGTCTTGCCATCATGCGACAGCGATTTAAGCTGCTCTATATCCTTGTCGAACTGTGCAAGGTTCTCACGGAGGAAGTATTGTTTCAGCCGCTCCTCGCTCGATGTGACGCGGTTGTAAGCGTCAAGGCCCGGCCCCTCGTCAGGCCAACAGAAGCGGTTTTCGATAGACGGCTTTTCAAATCTGAGGATGCCGCCATTCTGCAAACGCACGGCATAAGAGAACTTCTTGCAATGATAGTCAAGCATGTGACCGCTCCACGCCTTAGACATCTCCCGTCTGAACTCGGGCAACAAGGCCTTGTCGCCCGACGGCTTTTTCTCCTCCGCTTCCTCGGACTTGATAGCGGCCATGACATCGTTGAACTCTTCCTCGCCGAAGCTCTCACCGCAGGAGAGTCCGTCGGGGAAGTCGTCGGTGTCCTGCACCATCAGTTCCGGCTGACGCTCATCACTGTGGAGCGCATAACACTTACTGAGGAAGTCATCGTAGTTCTTACAACTCTTTAGGCTTATCCAGCCACCGGCAATAGAGCCGTTGTTGTACTTGGCGTATGTGCCAACATATACTTTCGGATTCATAGTATATAATTTTTGATAGTTATAAATTAGGCTGCTCTCTTTACTGTCCGCTCCAACTTCACGAACTGTGCCTTGTTGTCCGTGATGAGCTGCCGTATCTCCTTGTCACGTTTAGGCACCTCGTTGAGTACGGCACGACACTGCACGATGGTGTTGGTCTCGATATTGTACTCGATGGTGGCGAGCCGTTTGCCATTGTCGTCCTTGGCAGATAGGATGAGTGACGTGGGGTGAGCGTGATAGTCCCAGTAGTACGCCTTGTACACACAGTGGTGCATGTGTTTTCCCTCGTCCTTGAACTCCTCCACGTTCTGCAACGGGCGGATAGAGAGGTTCGGGGCAGTAAGTGTGAGCGAGAGTAGCTTCCCGAAATGTTCAGGATAGTCTTTCACGGATTCCTCCCGTTTCCTTAGCATCTCCGCATACTGCTTGTCCCAAGCCGCCCGCGCTTGTTCCTCACGTGCGGCACGGACCGCCTCCCATCTGGCATGGATAGCGCCCTCACGTTTACACTTGCGGTCATAGAGCTGCTGATGTAGTGCCACGAGGTCGTCGGGGCATACGAACTTTGGGTTATGAATATCTTTCTTCTCGTTCATAAGCATATAGAGCGTGTCGAGCCATAGCGAGGGGTCGTCGATGGTGTAGTGGTGGCGGATGCAGATATTCACCGCCTTCTCTGCCCCTTTAGGCAGACGCTCACGCTGATGGACGAGGTGGTCGAAGAGGGCTTTCTGTCCGCATTTCAGCATCGTCTCGCCATAGGGATAGGCGATGACACGGATAGCACTGAGGCTATACGAATAGTCCTCCATCAACTGCGGAATGTTTTTATATTTCCACTGCTTCGTGAGCGACTTAATCTGATAGTCGTACACCCACATGTTTTTCCGCAACCAACCGCCATACGACATACTTTTAGGCGACAACTCCCGACGGAGCACCATATCGGACCACTTAGAGAATAGATCGTAGGCCTAGGTCATCATCTGTACAGGACGCTCCCATACCATCCGTTCCCCGTTAGGGGCATACATGAAGCGCACCACCTCATAGGCAGTGACCTGGACGGGCTTGCCATATTGCAGGATACGCTCCACCCGTATCTGGCGCACCATCTGGATGTCGCCATGTGCCTCGAAGACGGCAATGTCGTTCATAGACCGGTCGGTGGTACGGTTGTAGAGTTCTACGGTCTTCTTCTCCGTCCACTTGGCGTGGCATTGTGGGCACTCCTTTTGTCCGATAGGGTTGATGGTGCATCCACACTCCGTGCAGAAGTAGATGAGCTTGCCACGATACATACGGGAAGCAAGCCCCGGCTTGAACGCACGGCGATAGAGACGTTGGGGCGCCGTGGGACCCGGATTGCAACTCAGACGTTTGTTAAGTTGCAAGCACCGCTTCTTGAAATCATCATTCGTCATCGTCGGCCTCCTTCTTTAAGTCCTCGTCGGTCTCGTCGTAATAGTGCACTGCCATAGCGTATATCTCATCTGGCGAACGGAAGATGCCCACGGCTGTCTTTCCGTTGCGGTTTTTCTTGGCGACCTTCAGCATCTTGCTGAATATATAATCGCAGCACCCGTCAATGCTCTTATCGGGTTTTACGAGATTGTCGATGATGTCGGGTCTGGAATAGAGGTACACCTCGATAGCTTCCTTGAACTCGGCGGGGATGACGTAGCTCGCCCCGTCCTTGGTCTTGGGGGTGTCCGTCTTAGGTGCACTCTTAGGTGCGCTCTTAGTCGCACGCTTTGTTTTATGCGTACTTGCCGCACTTGCTTCACGCTTAGGCTCACGCTTGGGTTGAGCCTCTCCTGCACGCTGCTGCTTCAGTGCCTCGGCAGCGGCATTGATAGCTGATAAATCAATCTTCATAGTTGTAATGTTTTTGAAAGTTTGAAGGGTCGCTCCGCTTGAAATTTTATTTAGAATTTATATTTAGAATTGGGTTTAAAATTTTCCTGCATACCCTTTCATGCGAATAGGGCGGTATGAGAGCACGGCGACCAACCATCACCGCGCAGCCAATTCTAAATAAAATTTTAAATAATAATTCTAAATCCAATTTCAAGCGAAGCGACCAATAGATAGGGAGCTTCGCGACCGATCGGGTTACGCGACCTTGATGATAGGCTCCAGGTCGTCGATGTTTATCTTCAACGCCTTGGCGGCCATGGCAAAGGCAGCGCGGATGCGCTCCTTCACCTGTGCCTCGGTGTAGAGTTCCTCGCCCTTAGCACCCTTGGCAGCTTTCTTCTCTGCCTCACGCTTAGCTTTCTTCTCGAGGTATTCCGCCTTCATCTCGGCACGCTTTTGGGCGAGTGCCTCGGTGTTGGTCTCTACGATGTCGAGAAGCTCATCGAAGTCCGCACCCTCGTTAAGGGCACGGCACACCTCCTTGGCGGCATCGGTATAGCGGGGACCGAACAGCAGCGTATAGACTCGCTTGCCGTCCTTGCGCTCCCAGGTATGAGAGGCATGGATTTCACCTGCACGCTGATAGGCTGGCTCATCCTCGGAGAGTCCGCATATCTTACCCGCCGTCTTTCCACGCTTGGTAGTGTAGGTAGCAAAGGTGTACTTACCCTTGACGGTACGCTTACGTGCCTTAGCTTTCGGCTTCGGGGTCTCCTCGACTTCCTCCTCGGTCTCGGTCTCCGGCTCGTCGTCCTCGGTCTCGTCGATAGGCTCGGTAGGTTCCTCCTCCTCGGCTTCCTCGATAGCTTCCCGGACCTTCTCCTTCACGATTTTGCCCGTGACCACACGGAGCTTAGGCTTGGCAGCCTTCGGTTTAGGGGTTTCGATTTCCTCGGCATCGACCTCCTCGACGTCGTCTGCATCGCCCTTAGTTTCTGCCTTGGTAGGCTCGGGCTTAGTCTCGGGCTTAGCGGTCTCGTCCTTGGTGCTCTCGGGCTTAGCCTCGGTGGGCGCATCCGCCCATGCGACACGCTTTTCCTCGACCATCTTCAGCAGGCTCGCTGCCTTCATAGGAAGTTCGAGGTCTTTGACCCCGTCACGATGGAAGATGCAGCGCCAGGTGTCGCCCTCGACGCTCTTAATGATGTACTTGGCAACGCCGTTGCCCACGATTAACTCCTTGCCGATAAGGTCGGCAGCCTTGAAATTGTTCGTCATAGCTGTAAAATTTTGAAGTGAATAGATTATGCTGCTTTAGTGTCACGTACTACACGTGGCCCCTTGCTTAGGAGCCACATATTCACGCCAACGTTCCAGTCAGCGTTTAGAACCTTGTTGTTGCTGTCGAGCACTCCATACTTGCGCATCAGCGCATAGACGGTGTGCTCGTGGATGGTATAGTACCAGGGGGTGATAGCCCCCTCTACCTTGTCGATGTCCACACTCGGAGTTGAGTGCAGATAGACGTCGCGCATGAAAGCGCTGCCATTAAATTTTTCCATAGGATATGTTTTTTATGTCTTTCTGTCTTGAACCTGTCTCTCTGTCTATGCGATGAACGGCCCGTCGAACGGGTCGTGGTCGTTGTTCATATCTGCGATGACGGCACGTGCCTTAGCAGCGCCCTTCTCCTGTGCGATGTCGTGCATAGCAGCCTCGGCAGCCTCAGTGTCCTCCGCACTGAGACCGAGATTCAGGCACATAGCAGCTGTGGCAGCTGCGAGAGATACACGCTTGACGCTCTTCTTGACGTTAAGATTACTGATATGCTTGTGGAAATCGAATTTGATAATCATAGCTGTAGTTTTGAAAGTTGATGTAATTGTTGATTGTTGATTTAGATGTCGAGATTGAGCGCATTTGCACCACGCTCCAATGCAAGGAACGTGAGTGTGAACACGCTGATAGTAGCAATCGCGTCGAAGAACACCCAGAACCCGACGAGGTTGAGGGTGTCAATCATGTAGAATCCGACCCGAAGTGCAGCCACGATAGCCACACCGAAATTGGTCACGATAACGATATATGCAATGATAGTACGAATAATCTTTTTCATTTTTTGTGTGATTTTTGAAAGTTTTAGCGTAAAAATATGTTCTTTTTGTCTTTCTGTCTTAGAAAAACATGTCTTTTAGTCTTAGGCTGCTTTGCCCATGTCCTTGTCGTGGTACATATCCTTGCGGATAGCACGATGGTTGTCGTCAGGAATATCAAACACACCGACGACGAAACCCACAACGATTAGCACCGTGAACGTCACGGCGACGACTGCGTTGTCGCTCCAGTCGAGCAGGATAGCGACAACGCCTGCGTTCATGGCCACAATGATAGCCACGAACATACGAAGCATAGTTTTCATAAGCGAATAGTGTTTAATCGAAGTCGAAAACGGACTCGATAAAAGCCCGCAATTTAGCCTCTGTCCACTTGCACCCCAAATCACGGGCGAAAGCGTATAGAATGTTTTTCACCTGCACCTCGGTGTAGGTCCGCTCGTTCCGCAGCTGGAGATAGTGCGGAACGAGCCTTACGATTAGCGTTTTCTCTGCCATAGCGATATTGTTACATTCCGTCTATGCGGAACAGAAGATAGCACATAGGAGCATCGCTGCCGTCCTTGCTCGGCTCGTCCGTCCACACGATAGCGTCCGCTCCAGATTCGAGATACTCGAATTGCGAGTCGTTGAGAGAGTCAGAGCATGCGTACATATACACTCCCGGCTCGATGTCCTTTTCAACGGGATAGCCGAGCAACTCCCACACGTCATTCTTACTGGATAGCCGCGTTTTGCCCACGGCCTCCATATTCACCTGCGTATCAAGCAGGGCGTTGAGTAACCATAATGCGTTCATAGTCTGTCCTCCAAATATTAGTCGATTGAATATATTAAACCTTGTCCCAGCACCTCGCACAGGTAGCCCGTATAGTGACCGCGCCACCATTCCGAGTTCACGTATGTTACCGCATAGACCTTCGTGATGCGTCTGCCGAAGCAGCCCATCTTTCCCACGTGGTCCATAGCCTCCGATAGGCTGTTATACGTCATGAGCCCACCCAAGATGTTAGGCTCGTTGGTCTGATAAAGTGTAAAAACGTTGTTTGCCATAGTTTTGTCCTCCAAATATTTAATAAATTCTGCTTTTACATACGCAGGTGATACGGCTACCTGCAAACCTTTTCACCACGATACGACGACCAATAGTGCCCATTTCCTCGCTTGACGCTTTGTTTTTAGCCTTCTTTGGCTGACGCACCCCCTGTCCATAGAAGAACATCTCTTTGGTGCTCTCTTTGCGCATAGGCTCTGGCATCGTCTCACGGCGCACCGCCTTGCGGCTGCTTTCAAGCGAAACGCCATGCTCACCCCGACGGATGGCACGACGTTTCTCACGTTGACGATAAGCACGATAGCGGTCATGCTCTGCTTTGCGCTGCACTTTCCAAGCGAGGCGTTCCGACAAGCGGATAGCCTCGTTGCGCTCTTTCTTCTCCTCGTGCTCTACCCACTCCGTAGGCAAAGAAGCACATACGTCTTTCAGTGTTGCCATAGTTGTAATTTTTTGAAAGTTATACAATAGTTCCGTGTGGGGAATCGAACCCCATAGCACCTATGCGATGCCACACCATGCACGGATAGAGTGCCTAAGCATCAAGCTGCTTTCTTTGCACTTTTGCGAGTACCTTTGCGAGTAGACTTTTTAGCCTCATTCTTTGCGTTGGAGGCTACCTGCTCCTCCTCCGTAGCGATAGACCATACGCCATCGTCACCCTTGACGATGCGCACCCACTCCTCGCTCTTTTTGTCGGTAGATACGTTGATGTAGCCCTCCTTGATAGCTGCACAGGCAGCCTCCGACTTTGCGACCTTTGCGAGGGTATCCTCCACATAGACGCTCTGCTGCAAGCCACGAAGCACATTTGCGGCACTGATTACAACGTCGGTAGCGTCGGACTTATCCTCCGCATTGACAACACGGCACAGGTGCTGCACTGATACACGCTGATACTTATCGTCTTTGAGACGATAGAGCGGATAGTCGAAGCCCATAAAGTCCACTACGTAGGGGATAGCGTGAGCCATCAGTATCTGCTTGCCGTCTTTGAGACGAGCAGACCATGCCAAAAGGATGTCATTTGGCTTGTAGGAGTTCTTAGGAACGTGCACGCCCAATGACTGCATAAGCTCCAGAGGGCGCACCTTCTCCTTGTCGCTGATAGCGATATAACCGCCCACACCGCTGATAGCCTTGCATACCTGCGTAAGGGATGCCGACTTCTTAATCATAGACTTAACACCTGCATTGATTGAATTCTTTTTGTACAACATAGTTATAAAATTTTGAAAGTGAAACAATTAGCCCCTAACTCAAAGGAATCGAACCTAAGACGCCCAACAGGGCGCAACCATTTAGGGTTGGTACTTTGCCCCCACTACCTACTTACTACTTTCTATATGCTTTGCAGTTTGGCAATATGCAATACGTTGTTTTCAGGCAATAGGCAAATAGCCTGAAAAGTCGCTTGAGACGTTAGCCGCACTGAAGACAATATGCAATACTTTTAGGTGCATTAATATTGCCAATACACCCGTAGCTTGAGACGTTAGCCTCCATATAGTGCCAATAAGTAAATAGCTTATTACAAACTTTTCGGATACGTACTAAATACATTGCTTGACTATCTACATACGGGTTATATATGATTTTCATCATACCGCCCACCGTATGTATGCCTTTCGAGCGACTCAAAGAGTAGCCAAAACCTATAAAAGAGTTAGCCAAACAGGCATTGCAGCCTGAAACGTTGATGTACACTTTACCGAAATGATGATAAAGTGCAGCCTCCCAATGTACCACTCCGTATCGTATGTAAGCAAATCAAAGAGCGAGTGTAAAACGTTTGTTTCTGTTTTACGCTTGCAAAGTTACTATGTTTTCTTTTACGCTCCAAATGCTCTTAACACTTTTAACAATAAAGTTACCGTTTTTTGTTTTACCTATTATATAAGGGGTTTGAAAGGTTTTGTTACATTTGTTTACGTTTGTTTACACTATGTTCTGAGGGCTTCATGCGCGCGTACCTCTTTAACGCACGCGCGAACCTTATATACGCAAAAAACCTTTTCTCGCTGCCCTGGATACCTTTTGCCGCTGCACTACCTATCCCCAACGCTGCACTATCTATCCCCAACGCTGCACTACCTATCCCCAACGCTGCACTACCTATCCCCAACGCTGCACTACCTATCCCCAACGCTGCACTATCTATCCCCCAACGCTGCACTACCTATCCCCAACGCTGCACTACCTTTGCATATTTGCGGAGGACGCCAGAACCCGCCGGACGCCCCACACCGCTTAGCGAGGCGCGGGGTAAATATTTCGATTCAAATTTTTTTTTTATCTTTTTTGCGCATATATAGCGAATTAAGGGAGAAAATAATAAAAACAAACGGCAATCCGCATTTATTGCAGACTGCCGTTTATTATCAAAAGTAAAACAAGTATATATTACCTTTGCGAATACATATATATAATAAGGTGTCTCTTATTCCTTAGAAGAGGTAGGGTTGCCATCATAGGCATTGTCATCAGGAACTATTTCTACATTCTCCAATACACCTGCAACGGAAATTATTTCCGTATTTATAGTTGTTATGTCCGACTCGGTGATATGCCCATAAGCCTTACTTGTTGGAGAGCTGAACACACTCATTTTCTTAGACTTACTCCATCCTAACAAACGTCCGGTAAGGCCAATTAGATTCATAAGCTCGCCAAGTTCGTTGAGTGGCTCGATCATCCCAGGATCATATACACGACCATGCCTATTGGCGTACATCTTGTCACTACCAAAGGTTATCAAGCTAAATCGCAGTTGCATAGCGAGTTTAGGAAGCGCTTCGTTCAGCTTCTGAATATTCTCCACACTGAAATATCTCGGATTCCCATGACTGTTGTTATTATGCCGAAAACATGATATAACGCAATTCGGACCTAACCCCATTAGCTCCGCTATGCGTGAGATTTTCACGTCGTGGTCGGTTAGGTATTTATAGAGCGCATCCTGCGTCATCTTCACTTTTGCTGTATCCATAATTGTTGTAGCTTTAATTGTTCGCTGCAAAGGTAATGTGTTTTTATTTCACCTCCAAACAATTTCGGGAGAAATTTTCTTCAAGCCTACAAATTTAACATTTTATATGTGTTTTTATTTCACCCTATATCTATAAAAAAGAGGACTGTTGCGCTAAGCAGTCCTCTTAATAGAATTGGGTCTTAGCCCCTGTCGTCACTCGTTGGTTCCGTAAGAACCTGAGTCGCCCGAACCGGAAGCGCTGCCACCCTCCGACGAACTGCCGGATGCGCCAGGCGTGCTGCCACCCGTTGTGCCGTCGTCCTTCGTCACAGCATCGTCTTCGCCGGCACGCTTCCACGACACCTTGGCGGCGAACTGCTGCTGCACCGCCTGGGAGATGGTGGCACCGATGGTGCTCTTACAGCCGGAGATCTTCAGCATGTCGGCTGTGGCTTTCTTCACGACGTGTCCCTCCTTGTCGAGCTCATCCTTGACGGAGGCACTGATCTGCGGATAGAAGGTGAGGAGGTCGCCGAGCTTCACACGGTGGCCACGCATGATGCTGCGCTCTGCCACGACAGCGTAACGTTCGAGCACCATCTTCACGGTAGACGGCGAGATGCCGATGTTCTCGGCCACCTCTGACGCGAGGTCGGAGATGTCGAGGGTGCTGTAACTGACTGCTTGTGCATAGAAGGAGTGAGTACCGATGGTATTGTTCTCCTTGACTTGATACTTGATGGTAGCCATAGTCTTTTGTGTTTAATTGTTAATTATGTGGTACAAAAAGTGTTTTCTATATTCCGGTCGCTCCGCTTCCTCTTTTTTTTGGGCGCTCCGCTTGAAATTTTATTTAGAATTTCTATTTATAATTTTATTTAGAATTGGCTGGAGCGATGATTGTCGGTCGCAAGCTCCCTTGCTGTATGGTCGCTCCGCTCAAAATTTTACTTAAAATTCTTACTTAAAATTTTACTTAAAATTTGGATGGCGCGGTACGCGTTCCCATAGGATCATCCAGTTCGGCTATCCGCCTATCCGTAGGAAAGGGTGGGCAGGAAAATTTTAAATCAAATTCTAAATAAAAATTATAAATCCAATTTCAAGCGAAGCGCCCCGAACCCAGGGAAGCAGCGCGAAGCGCCCAGAGCAATCGGTGGCAGTAAAATTTTAAGTAAAATTTTAAGTCCAAATTTTAAGTAAAATTTCAAGCACGAAGTGCGCCCCACCCAACCCCCGAAAGGGGCCCCGAGAAATCAGTAGTACTGATTGCGAGAAAACAGTAGTACTGATTGCTGGAAATCAGTAGTACTGATTTGAAAATTCAGCCTTACTGACTGCTCGGACGCTCCGTGCCCCGTTCGCTTAATCATCGTGAAAGCTGTGTGCCAAAGACCGCTTATTCCTCTGAGCTGTCCTTTCCACGGATGATACGGATGCGCTTGGGGTGGTCGGGCACCGGGTCGTCACGTTTCACCACGCCGTCGATGGCAAAGAACAGGTCGTGCTTCTTCGCCTTACTCTTCACCGCCTTCCGCGTGCGGATGCCATGATCGTCGGGATGGATGACGAACGACTGGCGGGTGGGATCGAAACTGGAGGACTCCACCTCCCTCCGCAGGTTGGCGGTGGGGAGAAACTTCACGATGAGCTTCGGTGGCAGTTCGATGAGCTGACTCGTGCCGTCGGGGAAGAGGCGGCGGTAGTGACGGCGGGGCCGCTCCTTGACGGTGAGGGTGCCGAAGCTCTCCACCGTCACGCAACGGTAGTCGCCCTCACAGAGCATGTAGCGCATCTCGTCGAAGAGGGCAGGGAGTACCACCAAGCAGGTGTTGATACTGATGCCACTGCGTCGGCTCACGGCTTGCGCGAGTTTATGTAAATACTTCTTGGGTTCCATGATATTATTAATTGTTTTTAATCGTGTGTGCCAAATTAACTCCTAACTCCTAACTCCTATCTCCTAACTCCTAATAGCTCCTAACTCCATCACACGACCAACTCGTAGTCGTCAGCCCTTAGTATACAGCAGTCACGGAGGCGGCGGGTCTGGCCGCTGGCGGTGAACTGTACCAGTCGGGAGGGGTAGGCACCGGGGCAGTTGGGCGGCACATCGACACTGAGGGTGATGACCTCCTCGCCACGGATGACATCGCCGTTGTTGGCGGCGACGTACCACACCCGCCAGGGGATGCGCTCGTGAGCTCCTGTGAACCGCTCGGCGACACGCCGGAGCTCGGATAATGCAAGTTGCTTCATAGTTGTCTATATTTTGTTTTCGTATTCGTTTTGTCGGTCGCAAGCTCCCTTGCTGATGGGCGCTTCGCTTTTTATGGGGTCGCTCCGCTTAAAATTTTACTTAAAATTCTTACTTAAAATTTGACTTAAAATTTTCCTGCCCACCGATTGCTTGGAGCGCTTCGCGCTGCTTCTGGTCGCTTCGCTTGAAATTATATTTAGAATTATTATTTAGAATTGAATTTAAAATTTTCCTGCCACCCTTTCATGCGGATAGGGTCCATGCGGAAACAAGCACCGCGCCAGCCAATTCTAAATAAAATTTTAAATATAAATTTTAAATATAATTTCAAGCGGAGCGCCCCCAAATAAGGGAGCTCTGCGACCGCCCATCATCGCGCCAGCCAAATTTTAAGTAAAATTTTAAGGCCAAATTTTAAGTAAAATTTCAAGCACGAAGTGCGCCCCCAAATAAGGGAGCACTGCGACCGATGGGGAACTGGCTTACAGCAGCTTCCGGATCTTCTCCAGCCACCAGCTCCGTTTTCTGATGATCCATACCCCGGCAGCCACGGCGAGTGCCACGAGGACGAGGTTGGCCAGCCAGAGCCGTGCCTGCTGATGCCACGCGAGCTGGGCGGGGACCTTCTTCTCCACGGGGTAAGGCACCGGCACGGTGTCACGACGGGAGATATAGGCGGTGTCACGGAGGAGCTGCTTGATGTACTGGTTGTGCCATCGGTCGATGTAGCGGTAGACGGTATCGCCACGCATGTACTCACGCTGGTAGATACTGTCGTGCAGCCATACGCTGTCATGCCGCTCATGGACGAGACGGAGCGTGTCGGTATGTCTCACCGGCACCTGGACGTAACGGGTGGTGGTGCAGCCACCGAACAGGGCGAGGAACATCATCACCAGCATCGCATAGAGCAGGAGGAGGAACGGCCGTGGGTCGTTGTTATAATAGGGATTCTGTCTTACCATAAATTCTGTTTTTTGTCGCTAAGATAGGGTGCGAGCGCCTTGAAGTCAAGGGCAAGCGCATACATGTGGCACAAAAACATCAATGGCTATCAAAGAAGAACGCGCCGCCTTCCCCCAAAAGCTACAACAAGGGAGCGGCGACGCGTGACGGATAGTACTCGGCCATCCGGTATATACTTCATGCTTTCGAGCCAAAGACAAATGCCTATTGAAGATTCAAAGCTGTGATTACCTACTGCAAAGGTACGAAGAAACCGGGAGACTGCCAACAATGCAGCCGTTTTAATTGCACCCATCCTCGTTTTAAGTTGCCGTTCAAACGTGCAATAGTTTGTTTATCAGCGTGTTACATCATCGCTTTGCGGTTTGTCTTGAATTGACGGATTCCGTTTTGCCGCTTGTAACTCGTTGGTTTTCAACGATTTACAAAAAATCTGCGCGGTTATTTAGTATAAGTATTACTTATATATTCTAATTTTAATTTAAAATTTTACGACGTAATATATTATATAATATATAACTATCTGATAATCAACTTCTTTTCTTATTTTTATAACCTATTATTTATTTTGATTGGGGTGCGGGGAATTTGCCGCATGTGTGTGATTAAAAAATAGAAGAGAGGAGTTTCACCAAAAATAGGGGTATTTCTCTCCCTTCGTGCGCAACGGATTTCTATTTGGCTGATAACTAAGTAGTTAAGTCTTTGAGAACTCTGGGCCATAAATTCAAGAGCCACTCACAGAAATAGCCATTTTTCTCGACGCTCGTTGTAACTCGTTGATAATCAGTAGCCTTTTCGTTTGAGTGGATTTTGAGTGACGATTCAAACGATTAAAGATGGCTGAGCACTTGGATGTTGACGGAATATTTTGTACCTTTGTAGTTGGAAATGAGTAAGTTATACGCTTATAGCCTTTCCAGACTGACCAAAGAGTGACTAAGAATGGAACCGATTTGCTGGCTTAAAATAACAGATTATATGCGAGGATGGGCACGCAGGACACTGGGCGGGCCGAAACGGGTGAAAGATAACCCGGTGATAGAAGTGCAGAATATAGATGGAGTTCAAGCGGTGATGGAGATGCCTGCCGACGATGAGCTCCACCCTGATGTCGTGCCCGGTAACGTGATCTGCGATACCTGGCACGCTGCCCTGGAGGTAGGGCTGGAGATGGACGCGCAGAGCGTGGAGAAGGTATTCGGCGTCACGCGGGAGCTGTTTGTCCAGTACCTCCCCGTGGCCTGTCCCCCGTATGCCATGTACGAGGACGGCACGGTACATCCGTGGGACAGTGACACGAGCTTTGGCCAGCAGCAGGCAGCATCGCTCCTACGGCTCATCCGGGAGGCGTTCTGGCAGGCCGTAGGGGTCTTCAGCAAGGAGTACCAGCAAGCGCACAAGGGGGAGCGTTATGCCCAGGTGGAGATGATCGAGGCGTTCTGCAAAGAATACCGCACCGACGACGTGTATGTAGAAGCGATGCGGCGGGAATGGCAGCGTCGTCAGAAACGTTGCCGGGAACGAAGCGAATAGGTCTTCTACTTCTTCTCCTCCTCCCTCAGTCCGTTGCCCTCAAAGACAGCGACGTGCGTGATGGCCTTCAGCCGACTGAGCACGGCTTCTCCGTAGCGTGTCTCGATGTCATCGGAGTAGCGGGGGTCGTCGGTGGGCGTGGTAGCGAGATTCGTGGTGATGATCAGGATCGCCCCCGTGCGCTCGGCATTGTCGCAGAGCTCGAAGAAAGACTGATCGGTGTCGCCATAGTGTTTGCGGGGCTCCTTGCCGAGGTCGTCGATGATGACCACCCGCTCGCGTTTGAGTTCCTCTAACCGCTTCCGCAGGTCGGTGGCCCTCACCACGGGCGGCGTCTTCACGCCGTTGGCGAGTAGTACGGGGAGGATGCGACAGGCGATGAGCGACTTGCCAAGTCCCGGTGTCCCCACGATGAGCAGTCCCCGGCGGTCGTTGTCGGTGAGGAACTTCACCACGTCCTCGTAGCCGCTCACCCACTCCATCGGCTTATCTTTCAGGAAATAGCGCAGACCGTCCTCGAGCCGTTCCTTAGCATTGTCGAGATGGATGCGGTTGTCGCGTCGTGCTCCCCCACCCGACTGATGTTGCAGATAAGCGGCCATATCCGCAAATGACGGGGCTTGCGGCATGATGCGGTACGTCAGTGCCACCTGCTCCCCGAACGTGGCTTGTAGGGCCGCTCTGAGCGGTTTGAGCATATAGCTTTCAAGGAACTCATAGACGTAGCGTGACGGCACCCGTAACCGCAGCTGCCGTTTGTCGGGATCGTAGGCATCGAGTGCCACGTCACCGAACCACACACTGAACCAGTGGTCGTATTTCTCCCCCTTGGGGTATTGGCTTCTGATGGTTGCCAGGCACTGCTGCCAGAGCTGGGGGTAATTGGGGGTTTGCTTTTTTACCATTTGCTCATATCATTTATAGGGTTCGTATTCTTTGGTTCGTTTTCCTCCTTTATCTCTATGGCCTCTGCCGGCTTGCAGTCGAGCTTCTTCTGGAGGATGCGATTTCCCAAGTCGGTCATGTGGATATGGAACACGACGTATTCAGGTGTTCCACGGTGCTTGCCATGAGGGTATTCCAGCTCATAGTCAAAGGTGCAGTCCACGCGGTCGGCGGCTTTATCAATCTCCTTTTTGGCCACGTCGAGCACACGACGCTTGAAATCATAGACCTCCGGGTATTTCTCTACTGACAGCTGCTTTGTGTCATTGTCATAACTTGCGAGCAAAATCTTGCGAAGTTTCTCATAGGAGATTTTCCAAGTGCCGAGTCGTTTGTTGGCATTGATGAGAAGATATATACGCCCCGAATAACCACTGCTAAAGAGGAATACAGCATCTTTGAGATAGCGGTGGTAGGGAATGATGTTGAACAGGTCATGTGCCGTTTCCGGCAACATCCGCAGCTTGATGCTGTCACGTCGCTCTACCCTACCCTTTGTCTTGACGGGGATCGTTACCTTGTCAAAAACCACCGTGTACTCGACGTATTTCTTTCCATGTTCGTCGGTCAACTCTTTTGAGTGGATAATCGACTGCATAGCGAGTGCTGCTTTGTCGATGTCCTCATAGTGTGAAGGCTCCACGCCCAACTCGGAGTATTTCACCTCAAACGTGAGGTACTTCGTGTGTCCGTTTGGTAGCGGCGCGAAGTCGTCATCCGTGAACAGCTCCCCGGTGAATCCACCCTTCGCTCTCTTCTGAAGAGCATTGGCGATACGCTCTTGCAGCTTCTCCATGATCATCGTCTGTATGCGCGTCTGTAACATCGTCATTTCCCCATTGAGATAGGTGAATGTGATTGGCTGCGTAATCATCTCACGCTGTTCTACAGGCACACTGTTGACAATCTCTTGTTTGAGCTGCTCGGCCTTGCGAGTTTTTCTTGCCATAATAGTAGCTTTTTAATGTGGTGAACACCAACGTGTTGTAGCTTCATTGGTGTTATTGCACGGCAAAGTTACTAATTTGTCGGTAAACTGACAAGTGTTTTCTTGTTTATTTTCAGCAACTTGCAAAATATTAACACTTGAAACTTTTTAATCAAGTTACTTTCTTGTCGGAGAAATGCGTCGTACTGCAAGGACAGAAAACTCTGAATCTGTCCCCACCTCCGTTTTTGTCGGAATAGACCTCCGTTTTTGTCGGCAAATACTTCCGCTTTTGTCGGAGAAAAGCTCCGCTTTTGTCGGTAAATACTTCCGCTTTTGTCGGTAAAAAGCTACGGTTTTGTCGGTAAACTACACGGCTAACCTTTGATTATCAGCAAGTTACGCGTACCTATAAATATATAATATATATAGTAATAAATAAAATAAATAAAGAGATTTTTTTAGTTCCGTTTTTGTCGGAAAACTATAACTCATTGATAATCAAAGCGGTCGGAAAAACACAACTTCCACGACAAATACGTAACTATGCTATTATCAGACTGATAACGAGAATGTGAACCTGGGGACATTCTTATAACTTCCCGTTGAAGACAGATTTATAGCCTTGGGGGACAAATATATAGGTCTTGATTTCCCGACAAAAACGGAAGTCTCTCTTTTCCCAGGGAGATCCCGACAAAAACGGAAGTGTCGGATGGTCGGGTCGCAAGCTCCCTTGTTAGGGGCGCACTTCGTGCTTGAAATTTTACTTAAAATTCTTACTTAAAATTTGACTTAAAATTTTCCAGCCACCGATTGTTTTGCGCTTCGCGCTGCTTCGGGGCGCTTCGCTTGAAATTGTATTTATAATTTTTATTTAGAATTTGATTTAAAATTTTCCTGCCCACCCTTTCATGCGTCTTGTACAGGTGCTACGATGAAGGCAACCCCGGATCCGTAGGCGATCAATCATCGCGCCAGCCAATTCTAAATAAAATTATAAATATAAATTATAAAGCAAATTTCAAGCGGAGCGCCCATCAACAAGGGAGCTTGCGACCAACAATCATCGCGCCAGCCATTATAAATAGAATTTTAAATATAAATTATAAATAGAATTTCAAGCGGAGCGCCCCACCAAGGGAGCTTGCGACCGACCCTCGTCGCGCCAGCCAAATTTTAAGTAAAATTTTAAGGCCAAATTTTAAGTATAATTTCAAGCGGAGCGACCAACAAAAAAAGGGGGCGCCGATGATCGGTGCCCCCTACCCTATTACAATTTACACAATCACTCCGTCACCACGGTGTCGGCCGGTTCCTCTGTGGACGTGGTCGGTTTGGGTGTCGGCTTCTGACGCGTAAAAATACGTCCTTCGATGCGCATGGTGTTCTGCTCGGGATTATAGACAGCGTCATCGCCCTCATCATCTTTCCAGATGCTTCCCGTGGCAGTGTTGACATAGGTGAACAGACGCATACTTACGCCCTGTCCATAGATGGTGTACTTGAAGTCGGCAATGATGTCCCCGCAGTTACGCCATCCGGTGCCATCCGGCTCGAACCGATATTCAATGTTGTCGCAATACCACTCGCCAAGGATTTGGCTCCTGTACCGCTGTGTCGGATCCACGTCATCGTCGCTGCTGCTGCATGCTGAGAAGCTGATGGCCATCATGCCCAGGAAGAAGAGCATGAGGATTGAGAATAATTTTGTGTGTTTCATGTTTTTTTGAGTTTATGAGTTGTTGAGTTATTGAGTTGGTTGATAAGTTGATGAGTTATTGCCTTACGGTTTCTTACTGCCACGTCCCTTCCAGCCATACTCGTTGGGGAGCGTGAGGGCCTGAAGGTGCTGCTCGTGGGTGATGATCCCCTGCTGTTCCAGTCCGATCAGCATCGTCTCGAAGAAGAACCGCTTGGCGGTGACATCATGGTCGTCGGCATAGCGTGTGGCCAGTCGATGAATGGATTTCGGCAGGTAGCACAACGCCCCTACCGCTTTCTCGGCTGTCCCGTCAACAGACTCTTGATCGTTGCTCGTCTCCTCGGAGGTCTGTTGCTTGATCCGTGCGAGCCTCTCTTGTATCCTTTCCCCTATTGTACGCACGAGTTCGTGTTCGAGTGCCAACGTTGTGGTGTCCTGCCCTTCCAACACTTGCTCGAAATTTTTGACCATCTCCGTGATCTCATCCTTCCCTTCTCTGCTTGTTGCAGATGGTTTCTCTTTGTTCTCCATGGTTCATTGATTACTTATCCAATTATTCAAGCAATGCCTTGTTAGCTTAACAAAGCAATGTATTGTTCAAGCAATGTATTGTTAGCTTGTTCAAGCATTACCTTGTTAGATTATTCAAGCAATGTCTTGTTAGCTTGTTAAAGCAATGCCTTGTTAGCTTATCCAAGCATTTCCTTGTTAGATTTATCCAAGCATTGCCTTGTTAGATTTATCAAGCAATACATTATTTGCTTGATTGCTTAGTTCCTTTCCGGTGTCCGCGTGGCGGACGGTTGCGTATCTCCTTGTAACGTTTATCAAACTGTGCTTTGGGCAGTCCGCAGTCCTTATAGAGTTTTTCGAGAATGGCCAGCTCCACGAAGTCCTGCCTTGTCATGTTCGGAAGCGAGTTGCAATAGTTGCTTACAAGGTTGTATTCCGTCAATGGAATCTTCGGGTTGGGAAGTCGCATGAAGCGTTCTTCCTCGACAGCGCTTTCCGTTTGCTTCTCCTCTTTAGCCCGGGAAGGAGTAGTGGCTTTCTCCGTATGTGCGTTCTCTTTTTCCTCCTGCTGCTCCTGCTGGTCGATAGCTGCCACGGTTGCCGCGAGATTCTGGAACGATCCCACCGAACCAAGCATCCCCCCACCTTGTGCATGGAGCTGTGCGAATTTGTCTTTCTTTGCCATATTGTCTGCTTGTTTAATGTTGTGCTTATACAATTAATTGCTTTACTAATTGGGCAATTGCTTGCTTTCTTACTTGATAAATGTATTGCTTTTCTACTTGATAAATGTATTGCTTTTCTACTTGATAAATGTTTTGCTTTTCTACTTGATAAATGTATTGCTTGTCTACTGTATAAATGTATTGCTTTTCTACTTGATAAATGTATTGCTTTTCTACTTGATAAATGTATTGCTTGTATGCTTAAACAAGTAATGCAGTAACCAAGTGGTTAAGCAAACTTCTCCAGATACTCGTTGGCCAGGGCGATGAAGTCCTCGGCGGCACGTCCACCGGCATAAGAAGTAAACACGTCCTCATGCAGGGCACGACTCTCCGATATGTCCTTGCTCTGACGGATGACGGTGCGGAACGTCTCACAAAACGACTGGCGGATCTGCGGTTCGTAGTGTTTGGCAATACGCAAGCGGGCATCCGACTTGGTGATCAGGATTCCTTGTATATTGAGTTTCCCGGTATCGGCAATCACTTTCCCGGCAGCAACGGCCACGTTGACCATACCACTGATACTTGTCTCCTCGAGCTCGGTCGTGATGATAACCCCGTCGGCCGCATAAAGGGCGTTGTAGGTCATGCGGCTCATGGCAGGCTGTGTGTCGAGGAACACGAAGTCGAAGCTATCGGCGATGGTAGGGGAGAGCACCGACTGCTTTTCCCCGATGGTGTCACCGAGTAGGGTTGTGGTACGGTCGTCGATAGGCCGTTCCAAGAGTTCCTGGAGTGCTTTGTTAGGGTTGGGCAGCTGCGAGAGGAAGACGTCGATGCCGTTGAGCTTCATACTGGCCGGGGTGAAGTAAAGTCCGTTTTGTGCCTTATAAACGGGGAGCCCCTGTTGGTTGCAGAGTGCATTAAAAATGGTGGGGTTGCCGTCGAGTTCCATCTTGTCCTCCCATTTCAGCAGTTGGGAGAGGTTGTGCTGCGGATCGCAGTCGATGACGAGCACCCGATAACCCTCCACACGACGGGAGATGGCTGACGCAAGGTTGAGCACGGTAGAGGTCTTGCCTGCCCCACCTTTGTTGTTGGACACGGCCACGATATGACGCAGCTCGTGAGTACGCTGTTTCTTTACCATATTATTGTAGCTTTTAAAAATGAATAATCGTTGAGCGATACCCATCGCTCTTTTTGTTGTAGCTGTGGCAAAGATACGAGTATCTAAGCAAACAAGCAAACAATTAATCAATTATTTAAGCAAGATTAACAGACCGCCTCCGTCAGGCACGCTCCCCCTTGCCCTTGACTTCTTATCCACCCTACATTATCTTTGTCTGAAAAAAACAAATACCTTATTTATATATGATCAAAAGAATAACGGTAGGGGAGTGGCTGAAACGCTACGACAACATGACCGAAGACGAGCGTCTGAAGTTGGCCGAAAGGGTAGGGGAGTGGCTGAAACGTCAGGCACCGATCCTCGTCCCCAAGACCGGGGAACCACTGGCGAGGGTGCAGGACGTGATGCAGATGAGCGGGGCGTGGAGCGCCGAGGAGCAGGAGGCCTTCATGAAGGGCGTGAAACTGATGACGTCCTTTGCGAGAGCCACCGACACCTGGCTCCCCGAAGCCATCTATAAGAAGTCGGTGAAGCGGAGTGTGCTCCATATCATCGACGTGCTCACGACGTTCCGACCGAAGCTCACGACCACCCCAGAGTCGGTAGCGCCCCAGAAGCCGGTGCCGTCGGATGCAGAAAAGCCGTCTCCAGAAGTGGAACCCAAACGGAGGGGTAGGGGACGGCCCCCGAAAGAGAAGCTGGCAAAAGACGAAAATCCGTCACCGAGTGACAATAATCTGTCACAGGACACCAAGAAAGTGGCACAAAACACCAAGTTGTTGACGACCGACCTCAATACCATCGTGCCCCGGCCGAAGCATATCGACCAGTATATCCATCTCCTTCCCGAGGACACCCAGAAGCGGGCCGCACAATATGGTGCTCTGATGAACGACCTCGGCACGGCACGCACTAACATGCGGTTGCTCCTCGACGATCCTCAATCAACAGCCACCGAACGGGAGCGGTGGGCGAAAGCTGCCGTGAAGATCGACAACCGCATCGCCGCCCTCCGCAAGGAACTGGATGACGAGTGGGGGAGGGTAGTGGCCACGGGGCATGTGGTCCTCGACGACCTCGGCATGGCGCATCTCGTCGATCCCGAGACGGGGAAGGTCGCAGACCCGAAGCCGAAGGTAACAATCCCCACCGACGACAAAAAGGGAACAACAAAGCCGAAGCGGTCGCACCATAAGAAGGCGGAGTCCGAAAAGACGATGACCGACGAGGAGAAGAAAAAGCGCATCTCCTATCTCCAGAAGTGGCTGCGTGACCCACGGCCGGAGGCGACCCCGGAGCGCAAGAAGCAGTGGGGACTGAACATCAAGGAGCTCATCGCCCTCGGCGGACGCGTGACTAAGAGCATTGTCAAGGCGGGAGAGCACTACGGCGTGAAGATGCCGAAAGGAATATAGCCGGGTCGCTCCGCTCCCTGATTATGGGGGCGCTTCGCTTGAAATTATATTTATAATTGTTATTTAGAATTATATTTATAATTGGCTGGCGCGGTACGTGTTCGCGTAGAATTACCCTATCCGCAGGAAGTGGTGGGCAGGAAAATTTTAAATTAAATTATAAATATAAATTCTAAATAAAATTTCAAGCGAAGCGCCCAACAACAAGGGAGCTCTGCGACCCCACAACAAGGGAGCTTGCGACCGAATGAATAACGTAAACACAATACAACAATGACATTCTCATTCTATTCTATTGTAGAGCAGTGGTGTGCGCAGTATAAGTATATGCTCCACAACCCCGGTACCGGGAATATCCGGTTTATGTTCACCGACTCCTGGAGGGGAGTGGTGGAGATGGCGAAAGGCATCAGCAACCTACAGTCGCCATGTGTCGTCATGGAGAGTGCCGTAGAGGGTGACGGACCGATCGCACGTCCGACCTTCAATTACCCCATCTACTTCTTCGTGCGTGCGGAGAAGATGGCGGACGGCATGGAGGCGGCCGTGGCCAAGCAGGAGGCACTGGTTCATGCCCGTGACTTCCTCGCCTGGCTCCTGAAGAAGCACGATGAAGAGATCTCCAACGGGAAGATGGATGGCGACTTCGCACGCATCGACCTCGACGACGCCACGGTGTCGTATCAGTCGGTGGGTCCCTTGGAGAACGGATGGTTTGCCGTACTCATCCAGATGCAACGGGAGGAGCCGCTGAACCTCTGTGTGAATAAAGATCTTTATCCAAACGAAACAAAATGATGGAAAAGAACTGTATGAACTGTCTACAGGCGGTAGGCAATGCCGCCGCCGGCGGAATCAAGGAATGGCATTGTAGGCTCAACGAATTTGCCGTCAACGCACGGATGAGCTGTGAGGAATGGTGCGGCTCGAAGTCCTACGACGGCTTCTACACCAAGGTCGTCAAGGCGATGCGTAAGGAACGGAGGTGACTATGGAAGACGGAGAGAAGAAACCGATCAAGGTGACGGACATCAGTGCTGCCAAGGCGAACATCGACGCGATGGTCGAAGCCTTTGCCGACCGCTGGATCCCGTGGCCGAAGTTCGACATCGGCGTGGAGGTCATGGACGTGGGACAGCTACGCGACGCTATGGGACTGCGTGCCACCATCGACCTCGGAGACCCATGGCCGGAGGCGGAACGGGGACTGCTCGACATGGGCTTCGTCTGGCACTGGCTGTCGGGCAAGCGCGTGATGTACCTCAAAGAGAAAGACGGCTACGAGCCACCGACGGGATGGCAGGAGGCAGAGGAGTATGACGGGGATTAGTCCCGTCGAAACAGACAATAATCACAAACACAAAATAACATGGCAACTAAAGCACAACAGGATTTTTGCAAGGCGATCTATCAGGCAGCCTTGAAACTCAATGAGATCAACCCCGTCTTCGTGGCGGCTCAGGCGTGCCTGGAGTCGAGCTGGGGACTGAAGAAGATTGGCAACTACAACGTCTTCGGTATCACACGGGGTACGTGGCCCGCCAACCGCTGCATCCTCGTACTGACCTCTGAGGTCTTCTCCGTACCGAACAAGAAGTTCGTGGCACCCGAGAAGGTGGTCAGTGTGACGAAACGTCCGGCAGGGGGCTACCGCTATAAGGTGTATCGGTTGTTTAAGAACTTCTCATCCTACGAGGAGTGCTTGCAGGAACATCTACGGTTGTTCCAGAAGCCCGGCTATGCCGATGCCTGGCCCTACCGTAAGAACGCACGTGAGTTCGCCAAGCGCATTGTGAATAACACTGGCTGTAAATATGCCACCGACCCCAACTACTACAAGACCATGTGCGCCATGATCGCCAGTGTGGAGAAAGTGGTAGGTTAAGGAAAGGAGGTTTTTATTATGAATCAATCATCATTACCGCCAGACCTGATGTCCTACTCGCTGCTCCATTTTGAGAGCGGAGTTCCGATCGACGACCTCGCCCTGCGTCAAGACCAGAAACGGAGACTGGCAAGGGTGAGCCACGTCTACTGGCAGTGGATCCGCAACCCCTTCACCATAGACTACAAGGCACTGCTCCGCCAGCTCGTGAAAGGTCATTTCGCTGACCCACCCTCGGAGACACGCGCGGCACAAAAAGACATCCAACTCTTCGAGTATATCCGTGATACCGTCAGTCCGATGTCACGCAACGAGGCACGTATGAAGGTGCAGGTCGCTGCGGAGAAGATGATCAGCATCGGCATGGAAACTGACAACGTGATGGCTCTGGATAAAGGCAGTCAACGACTGTTTCAGGTGGCTGGGCTCGACAAGCCGGAGGATAACAGAGCCGACATCAATAAAGTGTCATTCCTGCCGTCCGTGGTGGTCACGAACATCAAGGAGGTAGACAGCGACAGAGAGAACATCGACGACGAGGAGGTGAAGCGCATTGCCGAGAAATACGGTGCTTACATCGACGAGAAACGCACGATGGTAGAGGACGAGGTGGCCACGATGGAAGCCAGAAGCGGCAACGGTGCCGATGCCGACATAGAGAACCAGCAGGAAGAAAACGAGACCAAGGAGGCGCAACATGAGCAGAGTGGGGACGAATCTCGACAGGAGCAGTGACAAACTGGAGGCTCGTATGATGCCCGATGTCGAGCGTGCCAAGGACGATGGCGGCGAGATAGACCTTGCCGGAGACGGCGTGCATAAGATATACCTGCATCGGGCCCAGCTGGAAATGTACAACTGGCAGGCACGCACCACTTACGTGCGTGCCGCCCGCGGTTTCGGTAAGACCTCTTACATCGGCCTTCACATGATGAAGTGTGTCTTAGGTATGCCCAGGCAGATGGGTGGTTTCGTCGGAATGAGCGCCAAACAGCTCTACACGCGTACCATGCCCAACGCTCTAAAGGTTGTCAACCAACTCGGTTTCGAGGGTTTCTACTTTCTCGGACAGGCACCAGCGAAGTTACATTGGGATACACCATTGGCCAAACCGAGAGTGTGGGAGAATTGCGTACACTTCTCCAATGGCTTCGTTTGGCAGATGTTGAGTATGGCTGTCCGGCAAGGGTCTGCCAACGGTCTCAACCTTGCTGCGCTCGTAGGTGACGAGACAAAATACCTTCCTTGGCAGAGAGTAAAAGAAGAGGTGCTGCCCACCCTTCGTGGTGACTTCATGCCAGAGTCGGCACGCAAGACGGAAGCGAAGCGTTATGGATACGGTACAACAGACAGGAACCCCTATTGGTTGTCACAATTATGGGTAAGTGATGCAGGACTCAGCCAGGCTCAATGTGAGTGGGAGAAAGAGAAAGAAAACGAGACCACAGAGGTCAATAAGCAGATAGCTGAGATGCTGGCCGAGTTGAAATACTTGGAGAAGCATGATCCGAAGCTTGCTGTACGATTGGCACAGAATGACAACTACCTGCGCAAGCTCAATGCGCTCAGAAGCAAAAGCGTTGTGTTCTGGAACTGGAGCACCATAGAGAACCTTAACATGGTGTCGCTCGACTTCATTCGTAGTCTTGAACGTCAGCTTCCGAGGGTGATGTTCGAGATACAAGTATTGGGACGTATGGCACGCAGCGCAAAGGATGGCTACTATGCCAATTTCGACGCATCTATCCATACCTACAACCCCGATGATGTGTCGGCCATAAAAACGAACACCTACGATCTTCTTGCCGATAAGTTCACCGTGAAGCGCAAGGGTACTGCCTTGGACGTACACCGTTATCCTACCGAATACGAGACGGAAGAATTGGACCTGAAGCAATGTGAGGCTTCGGTGCTCAACTGCCTATGCGATGTAGATTTGGACCCGACCCTGCCGTTGCGTATCGCCATCGACTGCAACGCCAATCTGAACTGCATGGTGGTCGGACAACTGCGTACCTGGAACAACAGACCGACGCTCTTTATCCTCCGTTCTTTCTTCACCATGAACAACCGTAAGTTGCGAAGCCTTATTCGTGATTTCGACGATTACTACGGGCCGCTGAAACGTATGGGGTGTAAAGATATTTTGTTCTACTATTCCAGTACCATCAAGCAGGGTGGTGCCACGGCCTACGCCGTAGAAAATGGCGAGGACTCACGTTTCGACCGAGTGGTGGCCAACGAACTAACATCGCTCGGCTGGAAGATAGACCCGGATGCAGGCTACTTCGGTGCACCGTGGAAACACGCTCGAAAGTTCCAATTCATCAACGACATCCTGGCCGGTGCCAGTGGTACCCCATTCTGGATTTGCATTAACGGTTCGCCAGGATACAATGAATACCTCATAGCGGCTATCGAGAACTGTGGAGTGCTCGATGATTTTCGCAAGGACAAAAGTAAAGAAAAACTCAAAGCGACCTCCGAGGGATCGTTAGGCGGAGACCCCCGTACACGAACCGACATCACCGATGCCCTCGACGACCTTGTTATCGGCGTCGATGTATGTGGTGACGGACGAAGTAAAGTCGGAGGGACACTGAGAGGAAGATTCGGGAATATCGCCATGTTCGGTTAGTCAAAATCGGGTAATGTTCTATTGGACATTGCTCGACTTTTTATTGCTCGGTAAATGCGAGACAATAGGTCATATATCAGAAAATACAATTATAAGATACATTGAAGACCAAAAAAAAGTATGACGGCTGCTCTCATCCCATGCCTAAAGGCTATGGGCATTCCCGCAGCCTTTGCGTAAAAACAGACATAACATCATAAGAGAATATATTAAACAACAAGGATGGCGTCTTATATCCCGCAAGCTAAAGACTTGTTGGTTTTACGGCACTTAATATAAAAAAGGCAATATAAAAATCGGTCACACCTTAATTGGTATGGCCGATTTTTCATTTCAAGGTTTGGGTAAGTTTCAGTCGGAAAAATCAGTACCGCTCTCCGTACCGGTTCGCGTTTTTCTTTCCACGGTCATAGCTGTCGATCAGTCCGTCTTTCCCGTAGACGTTGAACACGCCCTTGATACCATGCTCCACTGCTTTCTGCATCACCTCGGTGTTGCGGTCGAGACTGGCCTGAAGTGCGGCAAGGAGGTCGGTGTTGGACGTGGCGGGAGCCGTGCCGTCGGAAGGAACCTCCGCAGTCGCCGCGCCCTCTCCAAGTTCGTCGATGTTGCCCGTAGCAAAAGCCTTCATGCCACCACGACGTACCGAGCGGATGCTTCCACCATTGTAGAGCGTCTGGATAGACTTCCAGATCCCCGTGTCGTCCATCTGTAACTGGCGGGTGGTGTTGGCGTCGATGATCGCCTCACGGCCCCGCTCGCCGACAAGATGGAACTCAGGGCCGTTGGTGAGATGCGTCTTGGGATTGGCACCCATGTAACGAGCACGGTAGGTGTGGCCGTCTGCGGCATCGACATTATACTGCTGACCGGTGGTGAGCGTCGAGGGGTCGGTGAACTCATTGACGTTACCCGTGGCATAGGTCAGCATACCCGTGGAGAGACGGCCGGCAGAAACGCTGGCACCCGTGACCTGGGAGATCTGGGACTTCGACTTCGACACCTTACTGGTGGCCACGGCCATCAAACCGCCGAGGAGGGCCGTCATAGCGGCAAAGGCGATAGGACCGGCGATAGGGCCGAGCTGAGAGGCCGCCTTGCCGAGGATACCTGGGAGCTCCACCTTACTCTGGGCGTCGGTCTGCAACATGTTCGTTGTCAACATGGCGATGGCCACCTGACCGGCACTCTGCAAAGCGAAGGTGAGGAACTTCTGCGTCGAACTCATGTTCTCGTTGCTCATCACCTGATAAGCCAAGCCGTACATGTTCATCGCCTGCGCCATCACCGAGAAGGTGCTCTTACTGGCTTTTGCCATCTTACCGCCTGTATCCTTGGTGGATTGCAGCTGTGCCTTGTTTCCGGCTATCACCGCTTCCGTGGCGGCATTGCTGGCGTCGATTTTCGACTGGGCAACCTGCATGTTCTGGTCGGTGATTGCCGCCATCTGGTCATCGGAGAGGAGTGGGGATGCGCCTTGCTGCGCTTCGTCTCCGCCACCATACTCACTGAGGCCGGTCCACGTGTTGTGCTGCTTCTCGTCCTCCTGCTGGAGGGGAGAGAGCTGCCACGCGGGAGCGTCGTATTTTCCGTCCTCACTCAGTCCTGCACGCTTGCGGCGGGCTCTTGGCCACTTGCTCAGATCCCCGTTTTCTGCTTCCTCCGTGGGCTGGAGTGGATAGAGGGTGTTACCGTCCTCGTCTTTTCCCATCTCCCACTTGCCGGTAGTCGGAGCAGCCGTGCCTTCGTTTTTCGGTCTTGTGGCATAGAGGGCAGCGGTGTTGGCTTCCAAGGCCGCGGTGTTGGCGTCGATGGACTGTGTCTGCAAGGCGGCGTTCATCCAGTCGGTGATCTGGTCGGAGATCTTCTTGTTGATGTCATCCATCACCTTCTTCCAGGCATCCGCCACGGCATTCTGCTGCTCAATCTCCAACTGCCGTTTCAGAGCGTCCTCACCATCGAGGTTCTCGTAGTGGGCCTGGGCATCCTTCGTCCCGGCGTTGTCGATGATGACATAAGTGCCTCCCGCACTTCCCTCACCCGTGAGGCGCATCTTCGCGAGGTTGTTGTAATAGTCAGCAGCACCCGTGTTGCTCGCCTCGAACATGCTCTGCATCGACGATGAGAGCAACGTGCCCCATTCCTTCAGTGAGGTATAGAGGCGGTTCTGACTCTCCTCCACCCTTGCGTTGATCTCCGCACGCTGCTTGGCGAGGTCGGTCTCCTCCTCCGAGAGTGTGAGGTTAAGACTCATCTTCGCGTGCTTGGCATCGAGGGCCGCTTCCTCCGCCTTGGCGTAGTCACCTTGCTTACGGTACTGCTCCTCCTGACGTTTGAGGTCGTCGACGCGCTGCTGGCCAATCTTGCGCACAAGCGCATAGTAGTGCTCCTGCATGTTGAGTTGGATCTGGAGCTGTCGGATGGCGAGCTTGTCGGCCACCCGCTCCGAGGCGGCACCCGCCCCGATGAGACTGTTGGCACGGCTCACGCTCTGCTGCTCCACGCCGAGGGCATTTGCCGCTGCTTCGTAGAGATTCTTCATGCTCTTGCCACCGATAAGCGGGACGTTGGTATCGTTCCAGGCGATGTCCACCTGCTTCTTCACCTCCGAAGCTTCTTTCTTGATGGCATCCTGCACACTGTCGTAGACGGTATGGAGCTGGGCTACGAGTGCCTCTTTGAGCTTCTCGGCATCGTCGCTCTTAGTGATGGCATCCGCCCAACTGGAGAAGCCGTTGGCGCGCATGTCGCTCAGGAGGGTGTCGCCAGTCTTCTGATAAGCGTTCTCACTCTCTTTCAAGAGGAACGTCAGACGGTTCGGACGCTCCTTGGCATACTCCTCGTTGAGCGCCTTCATCTCGTCACTGCCATTTCCCTTGCCAGAGAGGATGAGCTTCTCCTTTTGCTTGTCGAGGTCGGTATAGATGATACCCATCTTCTCCACGTTCTGCCGCAGGTTCTTCACGATCCCGTCGAAAGGACGTTCTTTGCTGACAATCTCCTCAATGGCATCGAGTTGTTTCTTCACTGCCGTGCGCATCTTCAGGAAGTCCTGTTCCGTACCTTTGTCGAGGTCTCCGATGATCTTTCGCTCGATGGCGGCGTTCTTCAGTCCCGCCTGATGGATCAGGTCGTTGGTCTTGCCGATATTCACCTTGATGAAGTCGGCGCTGTCGCCCGTGCGCTCGGCAATGATGGAATAGATGTTGTTGGCCTCCTGCCGCGTCACCTCCTTCGTCTTCCCGGCATAGAGCTGTTGCAGTTCGGCACGGCGCTGACGGTAGATGCGCTCGTTCTCCAAGAGCCGTCGCCAACCCTCCTCTTCGGTGATCAAGCCACTGTTCTGTGCGTCCTCGATCTGCGACTTCTGCTCGGTGTAGTAAGCGTCGAGCTCGTCCATGTAGTAAGACATATCGTTCTTCACCATGGCACTGATCGACTTCGCCCGATGGTGCGCCACCTTCGGGTCTTTCCAGTTGCCGGTGTTGGTGAGGGCACGGGAGTGGAGCACGTCCTGTATGGCAAGACGCTGCTTGTCGTACCACGCGATGACGCTGTTCGCATCCTTCTTCACCTTTCCCTTCTTCATCGCCGCCATCAGTGCGGGATCCTCGCTCAGCACACTCTCCACATCGGTGTCGCCCTGGAGAGCCAAGACAAACTCATTCATCTGCTTGCGGCGGGCAACCAACTCTTTTCCATTGTATTTTTTCCAGTCGGTAGAAGCGGCATCTGGATTTGCTCCCCAAGGGCTGTTTTTATCGGTGCCACCGCCACCGCCGGTGCCACCCTTGCCGCCACCAGTACCACCAGTGCCACCATCGTTCCAATCTCCGTTTCCTTTTTTACCAGGAGAGTTTGCAAGGTCGCTTTCGGCAATTTGCTTTCCGAAGTTGTCTTGTAAGGTTTGCAATGCGTCGTTGGCCTCACGGTTCTTATTTTGCAGACTTTTCAACTTCGATTGCATTCCGAGCATTTCCATCGACGCAGCGGCCCGTGCTTGTACGCCTACGGGGGCAGCAGATCCTTGCGAGGTCTGCGGCCTTGTTTGCATAGCGTCAGATGCTTCCTTGCGCCGGTCTTTAATGGCCTTTTCTTGCTTGGCAATTTGCACCGTTGTATGAGCTATCTCTTTACCCAAAGACTGCATTTCTTCCTTGGCTCCCTCGACAAGCGCCTTTTCTTTGAGCTTCTTGATATAGCCATTTAACAACTCCGTGTTTCGCTTATAAGCGTTTCCTTCTCCGTTTACGGTGGCGATATAGTTAGGTACGACTTTCTGTATATCAAGGATAGCCGCCTTTCTTTCTTTCACCGATCTTGTGTTATCATTGACGATCTTTCTCAGATGCTCCAAGCGGCTACTTTCTTCCGCTGCTTTTTCTTCCGCCTGGTCTTGGACTTTATTCATCTCTTTCTGAGCTCTCGTCATCGAAGCAAGTTGCACAACAAACCTTACCGCAGCCACAGTCAGCAATACGATAGCCATTGCCACAGCTGCAATTACATTCGCTTTTTGCGCTGCGTTCAACTTACGCCATGCAGCTGTGAACAGATTCGTCTTAGCTGCGGCGGTAGCATTGGCATTTCCGAGTGCAACGGTTGTGGTAGTCTCAAAGGTCTTAGCGGTGGCATCAGCAGCCGACGCAGCAGTAGAGGCTTTCGTGGTAAAGACGAGCTTACCCAAATACATGATACCAGAGCCGATAGCTTCGGTCCACTTCGCTTTCAGCATCGCGAGGTAAACGGCCGTGTATCGCAAGGCTTTGCCAATAGGCCCGTCATCAGTAATGATATTGACCAACACACGTAAAGCACTGATGATACCGCCAAAGAACTTCTGAGAGGAATCGCTAACGAAAAACTCTTGAAGCTGGTTCTTTAAGCGTTCCCATCTGGCAGCGGTGGTGTCGTTCATCTTGTCATATTCCTGCTGAATGGCAATATTGTCGGCATAGGCTTCCTTGGCCGTACCGAGGTTCTTACGCAGTTCGCCAACGTTCTGCGACAGTCCTGCGAACACGATGCCGGCACGAGCACCCTGCTGGTCGAGTTCCTTCATGATCTCGCCCATGCCGCCCGTGCCCAAGAGCTTCTCGATACCGTCCGGGTTCAAATTCTGGTCGTGGATATGTTGCAGTATCATCAGAATGACATCCATAGCCTTACCGCCATCATACAAATCACGAATGGTCTTTGGCGTAACTCCAATAGCCCGCGCAATATCAAACGCATGGTTCTTGATAGCCGGGATCATACGGGAGATAGCCGTGGCAGCCATCTCGGTACCCATACCGAGAGAGTCAACGGTGGCACCGAGGGCGGCTACCTGATCCACAGTGATACCGCTCTGCGCACCCACGGCACCGACACGCTTCACGAAGTCGGCAATAGGTGGAGCGGCAGCAGCAGTGGTGGCACGCAGACGGTCGATGGTAGACGCAATCTTCTCCATGGCCACAGCGGTAGCCGACGAGCCCTCGATGGTGCCATTTTCCATCTCCTTACGGATCCTGTCCACCTCCTTCGTCGAGATGGCAATCTTCATCATCTCCGTAGCACCTTCCTGTCCCATCTCGGGGAGGGCGACCAGCATCTTGTTGGCAGCCTCGGTGAAGCCCTGCACGTCTTCCTGGGTGTGCAAGCCCAACTGTCCGGCAGCAGCAGACAAGTCCATGAGGTTCTGGATAGGCGTGCGGGTGTCGAGCTTCGCAAGGTTGTTAGAGAGCCGCCCTACCTCTTCGGCAGAGAAGCCGGTAGTCTTACGCACCTCACCCATCTTGTCGGAGAGCGTCATCGTGTCGTCCATTAGCCCCGACAACTTCTGCAAGGCGACGGCGGTACCCATGTAAAGGGTGACGTAAGTCTTCAAACGAGACACAGCCTTCTCGAACGGGCTTGCGGTTCCCTTAGACTCATTGCCGAGATTCTTCATCTCTAAGTCGGCAGCTTTCACCTTCTCCGCGAGTTCGTCGTAGGCTTTCTGACCCTCCTTGGTGGTACGGGTCATACTGTTCAGCTCCTTACGCCCTTGCTCCACAGCTACCTTTAGTTCGTTGAACGAGCGGCCCTTGGGTTCGTCGAGGATCTTCTGCACCTCCGCTGACACTCCTCCCACGCGCTTCTCCTCGACGGCGATGCCCGCTAATGCCTCCCGGATCTCTTTGTACCGGTCTGATCCTTTTGAGGTGGTAGCCAGCGTACTCTCTAACACTTGCTTCGCTTGCCGCAGTTCCTCCGCGGTACCTATAAAGGTTGACTTACCGGAGAGTGCCTGTTTTCCGATGGAAAGTGCGTCCTGCAAAGATATAGCTTCCCCTTTCGCCTCTTTGATCTTCTGGGTAAGGATGTCAATGGCCTCGCCGATTTCTTTTATCGAAGCTGGGGCAGTCGCGGTGTTCTTGGCAGATTGCAAAGATGTAAGTCCTTGTTGTATTTGCTCGATGGAGTAAGAACCCTGTACTGGCCCGTTCTTTCCAGACAGATCATACGCAATGTTCATAGCATCGCCAGTCGACATCACCTCTCCTCGTAACTCGGCTGCATGTTGTTTCATCTCCTCCAGCCGTCTGTTCAGTCGTCCGATGGTCTTTTCGTTCTCCACCCACTGCGGGTTGGTCTCGTCGCCGATGACCCGGTTCTCTTGTTTGAGGAGGGCAATGGACTTTTCGATGCTCTCGATGGAGAGCTGGCGGCTCTTAGCCTGTGTCTGCTGAGCGTCGTTGATGATCTTGGCTTGGGCATCTACCGCCTCGTTTTTCTGTCTGATCGCCTCTTTCTCTTTGTTGAGACTGGCGACATTTGCCTCACGCTTACCTTGTAGTTGAGAGAGCTTCTGACTTTCCTCTTGCAGTTTCTTGTTACCCTCCGCCTTGGCTTTGTCGAGGGCTTCATGCTTGGCTATGGCATCCGCATTGGCTCGGTTGT